AAGCTCCAAAACCGTTGGCAAGAGCAGTTGCAGTTCCTTTGCATTTGTCAGCAGTCTCAAAGGAAAGATTAATCTTGACCTCATGGTATTGCAATGAAATCAAAGGAAGAGCAAGTCCAACATTGCGGCAGAACCAGAATTCAAGAGGTACATATAACATTTTTTGTACACCAGTTCCAGCAACTCCACCAACAGCACCAACCATATCATAATACCCGTTCTTCTTTGATTTAGGTAAGGAAAGCTCGTTCCAGATATACATCCAATGTGAGTAATGTTTGTCAATCTTCTGTCCTCCAATCTCAACTTCAACAAAATTGATTAATCTGAGACCAAAGAACTTACATAGGCTATCATTGCCAGCAGTAGATAAATCAACAGCAAGATAAACTCTATGAATCAAATCACCATTACGTGCAACAGTGCAAGTTACTCTTTGTCCATATCCAGGAGTGCCGTTAAAAGTCTGTTGAATAGCTTCAATAGCAAAGTTAGTATGACGACGATATACTGCCTTGAAGAAAGTAATCTGTGGATTACCAGTTAAATACATGTCTTGAGCACCATAAGCAACAAGCTGAAGAAGACCACCACCCATTTATGTTATATTCTTTATACTATAATAGGAGAAAAAAAATGAGTTATATTATTTTTAGTTGCTGTAAGCAAGACCTCCCATACCTGACATAATACGAAGGACATTGTAATTGACAGCAAAGACATTTACAGTACCTTCAACCTGAGATGTCATAGAAAGGACAGCAGTATCTATACGAGACATATTAAGAGTTCCAGATGGCTGATGTTCTTCTGGTTTCAAGGCAAATGAATAAACATTAATACCTCTGTTATCTGGGATATTAGTATGATGTTGATATGGTTGCACATAGTTGAAATAGCTACCATCGCGTTCTGCAAAACGGTCATTTCCATTAAGCTGCAACAAGCATCTGGTCAATGGGTTGGCACCTGTAGGATAAATTCCTGCAATAAGATTTGAAGTGCTTGCTCCTACAAGACCAGATGCATCAGTATCCAATGCAGAATCAGCAGTATAGTTATACCATTGATGAGCTGTGTTGGCGGTTTTCTTGGCAACCCATACAAGTTCCTTGCAAGGATGATTAAAGTTAAGTCTGTATCTGTTTCCTGCATTTGCTGTAATAGTTTCAGAACCTGTGAATTGAAGTTGTTCAATGAGATACTCGTGAGAAAGTTGTGCGAATCTACGACGTTCATCAGTATCAAGGAAAATATAGTCAACCCAAACAGTTGCATCAAAACTCTTGGTGTTTTTAAAGTCAGTAAGAGTAGCAGCTGACAATGCAGCAGTACCTGTTTGTGGTGCAATACACTTGTTGATATCTTCAAATTGGATCTTGAGTTTTACTTCATGGTACTGAAGTGCAATTAATGGGAGTGCAAGACCAACATTGCGACAGAACCAGAATTCAAGAGGAACATATAATGTTGTGACATCCTTGTTCAGTCTCGCAGTTTCACTTGTACTAGAACTTGGAGAACTTGTAAGGTCACCATCTGCACCAACCATTGATTGATAACCATATTTTTTGCCAAGAGGAAGAGAAAGTTCATTCCAGATATAGAGCCAATCAGCATAATGTTTGTCAACCTGTTGACCACCAATTTCAACAGATACTGATTGAATCATCCTTAATCCAACATAGTTGACATATCTATCTGTTGTTTGTGTAGTATAACTATAATTAGCCAATGCAGGAAGTTCAACTTGGAGATACGTGCGATGGATTAAATCACCATTGCGAGACACAGTGACATTCACACTATTGCCAAATGCAGTAGTTCCGTTAAAGGTCTGTTGAATAGCTTCAATGGCAAAGTTAGTATGGCGACGATAGACCACTTTGAAGAAAGTAATCTGTGGATTACCAGTTAAATACATGTCTTGAGCACCATAAGCGACAAGCTGAAGAAGACCACCACCCATTTATGTTATATTCTTTATACTATAATAGGAGAAAAAAATATATGATATAAGAATGTAGACATACATCTTGAATATATGCAGTTGCAATGTTTAAAGAAAAAACTTCCAAGAAACGACTGAATGTTCCAAATAATGCAAAAGATAATGCAACACTTGATGTTATGCATAATAAAATGATAAAGACATTTTCAGGAAAAATGCAAGAAAAAGAAACCCTTTCAGAATCTCTCAAGGATTTAATACATGTACAATGTATTATTAAAGACAGAATAGAATTGTTGTATAATGCAACTGACATAAATGAACATTATGATGTTTTGTGGTCCTCAAATATACAAATATCTGAGGAAATTATAAATATTAATAACAAAATAAGATTAATAGAAGAATATGATGAAATTGAGTATTATAAAAAAACGAGTAATATTTTGTTTAGTTATTATGACATGTTAGAGAAACAGTCCAGAACCACTAAAAAGTTAAGTCAAGTGTCAACAAAATTTACAAATAAAACTATTTTAGATGCATTGAATAATATAAAATCTCAACCACTTAATGAATCACAAATGGTTGAAGAAATTGTGACAGATAAAAGTACGCTTGTTGACGAATACCTTTTTATAACAGACAAACAACACATTAAGAAGATTAATTACGATGAACTAGAGATGTGTCCTAAATGCAAGAAACAAATGACGTGCTTGCAACATGATGCTATTATCATTTGTGATAACTGTGGCTATCAAGAATTACTACTTGTTGAACAAAACAGACCAATTCTCAAGCAAAACACAAAGGATACATCTCATTTTAGCTATAAACGTATCAACCATTTTAGAGAATGGTGTAACCAGGTACAAGGGAAAGAAAGTACAGATATTCCAGATGAAATCTTTGAGAAAATCTTACACGAAATAAAGAAGGAAAAAATAACTGACACACGTTCTATAACATATAACAAAATGAGAGAAATTTTGAAACGCTTGCGAATCAATAAATACTATGAACATATAAATTATATCATAAATCGTATTAATGGTATTCCTACTCCACAATTTTCTCCGGAATTAGAGGAAAAATTGTGTAACATGTTCAGAGACATTCAAGGACCTTTTCTCAAACATTGTCCAAAGGATAGAAAGAATTTCTTATCATATAGCTATGTATTGTATAAATTTTTTCAGATTTTAGGTTTGTATGAATACCTTAAATACTTTCCACTCCTGAAAAGCAGAGAAAAATTGTACATTCAGGATCAAATATGGAAGAAAATATGCCAAGAATTGAAATATGATTTTATAGCATCACCGTCTTTATGATATGAACATAAAAATATTATTTAGAAACCACGGGGAAAACCTACAAGTTGAAAACCTGCACCCAACCCAACTCCTTGTCTTGCCCCACCAGAATATGCAGGGGCAAGCAAATCAAGAATAGAGAATACACATGCAGCAGTCAATGCAATGAACAAGATTTCACTGGGTTGTAATCTTGATTTAGGTAATATATACGCAACAATGGCAACAGCTAATCCTTCAAATGCATATTTAATCAATCGGGTCAAAGCCTCCCATAAATCAAGTGAATAGTCCATTATACTACTTTATGAGAATATTTTTTTTGATTTTACTGTACATGTAATATATATAAGAGTATGTTTATATATTATGAATATAATAGTAAAAAATGACAGATATGGTGGCAGTAAAGGAATATGATTATTTAGACGAAGACAAGAAGATAAGAGGACAAAACTATGTTTTAGTCTCTTTCATCAGTCCAGAAGATATCCTTCTAAATAAGGAAGCCTTTTATTTCTCAAGATATTTGCAACAATTCAGCAAAGACATGCAAACTTTATTTAGTGGTATTGAAAGCAAGTATCCAGATTCAAAGGACCTTATTGATACTATTAGAACAAATCATGCATATATTTCAGATGCAAATGAAATGAATGAACAATACAAATTCTTCAAATCAGTGAATTCATCAGAAATTGAGGCTGATTATCACAGAGACAACAACTTCCAAACTACTATTCGTGGTCTGAAGGTAAGAGGTGTATTTGATACACTTGAGGAGGCGAAGGGTCGTTCTGAGTTCCTCAAGAAGGCTGATAGCAAATTTGACATTTTCATTGGGGAGGTTGGTGTATGGTGTCCTTGGTCTCCTAATCCTAATGATTTGGAGAACCAAGAATATGCAGAGACTCAACTCAATACATTGATGAAGAAATACAAGGAAAACATGGATAATAAAGATGAGCTTTTTGAGAAACGCAAACAAGAACAAATTGATATCTCCAAGAATAAGGCTGCTGCTTCCACTGAAGTTTCTGAATTAGCAGATACTTTGTCCAAGACAGACCCTTGGACTGAAAGAAAACAAGAAGAATCTAATGACATTGTGAACTAATTGCAATTATTTTTATATCATTTATTATAAGATATCAGATGAAAAGCATAGCAATCTTTTTATTATTTGTTGGAACTGTTTTGATTATCCAAGGATACTATAGCAATTTAGCAGCATGCCCTAAGCCAAAAACTATCATAAAGTACATCCCTCGCTCTACATATGAAGAGCAGTTATCAGGTAATGAGAACCTGCAATCATATTACAAAGGAATGTTTGAAGATGCTACACTCAGATAAAAGTGTATAAGTATAATAGATATGAACGAGATTTCAGACTATATATTTAACCATGTTGATAATAAGCATCAGTATCCTATCAACAAGGTAGAACTTTTAATCAGTAAATATGCTGAGCAAAAAAAATTTAAAGACCAAGCAGAAGAATCACAGTGTATAACATATGTTGAGAAGTATGATGCTCCAAGAAATATACAAAATGATATGTATACTACTTATGTCAATGAAAGAAATGAGCTTGTCAAATCTTGGAAATCCGACAAATCAAAAGCCTCGCTTTATAAAATGTTAAATATGCATTTTGACTTCAAAGATATTCCAGAAATTTACACACATACTATCATATCATCAAAAGAACCCAGAATTCATCAAAACAAACAACCTGTTACACATATTACTAAGGAAAGACGTATAAACAAAATCATTGACCCTGTACAAAAACCTGAGACTAAACAACCAAAGATTACTAAACAAACAAAGAGTGAATCTAAAAAAACTGTAGGGAAATCAAGATGTGGTATAAAGAATCTGGGAGCATCTTGTTACATCAATAGTGCTTTACAATTACTCTTACATATAGATGAATTCAATAAAATAATGTTAAGTATACCTAACCCAAATGCTATTTCCAAGGCTTACATCAATATATACAATGCATATCAAGGCGACAAAATATCAACAGACCTAATTGAGGAACTTGTTAAGATATTGAATAATAATTTGAAAGTTAAGGCATTTGATGTATCTACAATACAATCAGATGTATCAGAATTCATGTTGAAACTTGTAGAATATATTGATAACAAGGATATTAATAAGTTATTTGAAGTTGTTGTGCAACAATCTATATTATTTCATAGAACAATAAAGAGAGGTAAAAATGAGATAAGGTGTGATGAAGAAAAAACTCCTATAGAAACACCAGAATCTTCCATACCAATTCACTTTACAGCCACTGATAAAACATACAAAATAAAAGAAGAATTATCAAAGAGATTCAAAGGAATTGTGGAAAAGATAACAAGTAAAGATAGTTTTCTTGAATGCCAAAATCCTTATAATGTGTCAAATGACAAGAAATTAGATACTGTGGAAAAATTTCCATACACATTGACAGACAAAATTATTAGCTTCCCTACTGTTCTCAGAGTTAATCTAAATATTTTTGATGCTGAACAAAAAATATTCGTCAAACTTGAGATACCAAATACATGGGTACACGAATCCCATAAATACAGATTACGAGGTATTGTATCGCATCTGGGCAATACTCGCAATGTAGGACATTATGTTTACTATTCACTTGAAGACAAAGATACCCAATGGTATGTATACGATGATAGTGATGCTGATATATATAAAAACACTGAAAACTTCCAACTAACAAGTAGACCCAATGGTATTAATATTGTAAATACTGATAAAGATAGTGCATGCCCTTATCTTTTATATTATCAAAAAATAGAATAATGGATAAAGTCTTTAGATTCAATTATTTTGCTTTCTTTGCCGCTTTTATTCTTGGTATAATATATGTATATTTGGATACACCTAAACCAAAACTTGTCATCAAATATCCGACACCATATAATGCAAACAAAATAACATATAAAGGGTTGTCCGATGAATGTTATCATCTTGAAGCATCTCAAGTTGAATGTACAGATGATGTTATAACACAACCTATTGTCTAAATATAATATTTAGCAAGGTTAGAATGCCTGAATTTGTGAGATATTCTGTTGACAAACTTCTATACACATCATTTGGACAATTACTTGTCAGTGCAATTATTGGTCTTGCTCTTGCACTCATGTTTCATAGAGTATGTAAAAACGGATGTATAGTATATTTAGCACCACATTTGGATGAAATACAGGGACGTATATTCAAATTAGAAGATACATGTTATACTTACACACCGCATATAATAAGCTGTGAGCAAAAACATAATATCCTTAATCCATACAATGTAAACACAAATCCAATCAATAAAATAAATTTGACAGTAAAATCCAATATGTCAAACAATTAGATGCGTTATTCAATATGTTATTTTGTTATAGTCATATTATAGATTATGGCTTCACTTCCGCCAATGATGAATTCTGTGACAGCCACAACACAAATGTCTACACCTATTCATCAATTGCCTCTAAAAACAACTCAACAACAAGCCCCTGATACATCTGATATGGATGACCCTCTTATTCAAGGTGTTTTAAAAGAATTTGAAGATGAAATGGCTACAAACCAATTATCGCAACAACCCATGCAACAACCCATGCAACAACCCATGCAACAGCCTATGCAACAGCCCATGCAACAACCCATGCAACAACCTATGCAACAACCTATGAGACAAGCAGAATATTATGCTATACCATCTGAATTACAGTATAATAAAAATGCAAAAAAAATACTTGATATAGATATTGCAAGAAAAGCTGCAATTATAACAATTGTTATTTATATTTTCACATATGCTTTCAAAATCCTTATTACAAAAGTACCCGAATCTTGGAATGTATACATAACAGGTAAAGAATTATTCATAAACTTGTTCTTGTGCTTTCTTACATTTTATGTTATTATTTATATGGACATCCTTGAATGATTCTAAAGTAGTTCTAAATATTTTAGCACAAATAATATGAGAATTCCCAAAGATATGACAGACATATATACAGCAGAGCCAAACAAAACATTATAAGTATCAGCTGAAATATTTTCAGCATTCATCCATATATAAATGACATTTAATAGAGTGTATATCAGATATAATATACTCAAGAATGATATGAATAGTCTACCATCCAAATAATAACTCCATATCAATAATGAAAGTACTCCAAACATGAGTATAGTTGCTCCCAAACTTGTAAGGATGTTATATGTATTATTTTCGTTACTTCTCATCTGATAATATAGCATATATATTTTCGGATTTAGAATATCCCTTATGATTTACTTTTTCAGAATCAAATCCCTGAACACCATATACTTTTTCATCATTCAATCCATGTTCAACTCCTTTGACTTCAATCTTATAATTTTGCACATCAAATATGTTGTTTTGGGCTGCTAATAAGTGGGCTTCTGATATGTAATCCATTTTTAAAGGAATACAATCAGAACTTTGCATAGGTTGATGCATAGGTTGATGCATAGGTTGATGCATAGGTTGTTGCATAGGTTGATGCATAGGTTGATGCATAGGTTGATGCATAGGTTGATGCATAGGTTGATGCATAGGTTGATGTGTATCATAATGTGTGTTAAGACCTAACGAGCCTTCCACGTCATAATCATGTGCTCCCATAAATGAACTGGGACCAACTGGTGTAATGACATAACCATTGTCAACACTAATTTCTTGTATATTTTGTTTTTCTTCCTGTTTTGAAATTATCTTTTTATAGATTTCATAGTATATTAACATGACCACTAATCCCATGATAAAACCAAATACAGTGTCATAAAATATAAATGCAACAACAAGTACACCCAAAAATAATTGAGTGGTTGCATCTTTCATTTTTTCATAGAATGGAAAGTCATCCATTATTATGATAATGATTAACAGTATTACTGCAACTAATCGTAGTGCATCTTTTGTTATATCTGTTTTCATATTGTTCTATCTATTCTTAGAACTATATAAAAAAATGATTATATATATAATATGTTATTATACAAACATGGATACCACTATCAGACTAACTGATACTATTTTGTCAATAAATGGTTATGGTATAGCTAAAAAAAATAATGAAGACCTTGTTATGCAGTTAAAAGATGAGTTGACAATGACTCCAAATGTTAACTTTTCTATGGGCTCTGATGATACAAAATCATTTGCTATATATACTGAAACTGATAAACGTATCTATGTTCCAAGATACTATGGTTTGCAGAAATTTGGTGTACCCAAAAAATGCACAGTATCAGAAGGTCAACATAGACCTAACATGAATTTCATAGGAACATTGCGTGAAGAACAAATTGAACCTGTGACAAATTATATCAATGCAGCCCATGACCCTCAAAAACGAGGAGGTATTATCAGTATGAAATGCGGAGGAGGTAAAACTATTATGAGTGTGTATGTTGCATGTCAATTTAAACGCAAAACTATGTTTGTATCCCATAAAGATTTTCTCAATCAGCAATTCGTAGATACTGTTAAGCAATTTGTTCCAAATGCTAAGATAGGCATTATCAAACAATCAAAAGTTGACGTGGAAGACAAAGACTTTGTAGTAGCCTCCTTACAGAGTCTCGCTATGCGCGAATATGACATGAATATCTTTAAAGAGTTTGGTTTAGTTATTATTGACGAAGTACATCACATGGGTGCAGAAGTATTCAGTAGAGCCTTTCGCAAATTGAATGTGTCTATGATATTAGGTCTAAGTGCAACACTCAATAGAAAGGATGGGATGCGCAAGATATTTGAAAACTATATTGGTAAATCTGTCTATAAACAGACCCACATGGATAAAATAGATGTTAATGTAGAGATACATAAATACTTTGACCCTGATACTGCATATTCAAGTAATAAAATGCTATGGAATGGAAAGCCGAATGCAGCTGCTATGATAAATAATATATGTTCCTTTGCACCACGCACAGAGTATGCCATACAGGTTCTTTATAGAATTTTAGAAACAGAACCTGAGCGCAAAGTGCTTATTCTAAGTGAACGACTACAACAATTAAGAGATATTCATGAAAAGATTGCTGATAAGTATACATCTGGATTCTATATTGGTGGTATGAAACAGTCTCAATTGGATACATCAAGTGAACAACAAATTATTTTAGCATCTTATCAAATGGCAGCAGAAGGAATGAATATTCCAACATTGAATACTGTCATATTTGCAAGCCCTATCTCAGATATTCAACAATCAATTGGGCGTATATTGCGGGAAAAACCATCAGAACGTAAATATGTACCACTGTGTATTGATATAATGGACGAATTTTCCATATTTACAAGGAAAACATATACTCGTATCAAATATTATACTCAGAATAATTATAATGTGCAATACTTCATTGACAATCAAGTTGTGAAGGTTGAAAAAGAAAAAGATAAAAAATATGCTTTCATTCCAGATGATGACTAATCATATTTGATAGATTTACATTTTGAAACACCTAATAAAAATATTTTCCAAGAGAAGTCTTTGGGATGTTCTGACAATTGATAGAAATAATATTCAACAAATCCATATATTAGCACCACAATACATATTCCAATCATTACTCTCTGTATTATCATGATGGATTCATTGGTTTCAGGTGATATTCTACCACGATTCATAAGATAATCTCTATGTGTATTCACAAAATACAATATAAACAATAAACCAAAGAAGATAAGATTAGGCACAATCTTTGATTTAGATGATATTATGAATACTAAGTATATCAAAGAAGCAATGATGATACTATGAACTGTGTTACCACTTGCCCAATTCGTAGGTGCTTTATCTTCTTCAGTTTTGTCAAAATCCCATCCTCCTTCAAACATAATGAAAACAAACACCATAATGATTGCGAATATATGTCTAAAGTACGAAGAAGACATAAACAGATTTCTCATTTGACAGGAAAGAACTTCACTGATAAACCCAGTTGATACAAGGACATATACTAAAAATACAAATCCTACTCGTGAAATACTTGTAGATTCGTCAAGCATCTCTTACAATATATATTCATTTTTTATCTTGATATATGTAGTAGCATGAACCCATATATTTTTATCATAGCAAGTATCATAATTGTAATCATAGTAATTTTAGCATACCAGACCACATATGATATGGTAGAATACGAACAATATCCTATGAAACCTAAATGTGGCATACATCATAAACAAATGATAAAACCCCAAAATATACAATCAAAAAATAGATGTGCTCCATCTGAAATGATATATGAGAATGGTTATGTAAAAAATAAAGGATTTGTCAATGAGACCATTTATAAACCGACAATGGATAGTTCACAGTTGGTATTTGGGACCAAACTAATTGAAAATACTATTCCTCTCAATGATAATTCTTGTGTATTATCTTCGGACTTACCACTCGGAAATATTCACATTAATTATCTTATTAACAAAAATACGTCAAAATTAAGTCTCTAAATATTATAGAATGTTCTCAAGTGATATATTCAATACCAAAACCATTCAAACATTGGGTAGAAGGAGTTTACTTGGGCAAGGTGCATCAGGGTGTGTTATAAAACCACCTGTTTTAAATGAATATACAAAGCAATATGTGGAATATCAAAACCCTGGCGAAAATGATGTAGCTAAATTATTTAGGACAGAACTACAAGAAGGCTTCAAGGCAGAACTGAAAATCCTGGTTGGCATTCAGAAAATAGACCCTGAACATATTTTTACAGTTGCTTTGAAAGGAGCCAATGCCTTTGATAGCAGTCTTCTGACGGATTATACAGTCTTAAATTGTCTTGAAAAAGATTCAACAAGTGTACATAGTGAAATTTATCAAATTATTATGGAAAATGGTGGGAAAGAGTTAAAACAGGTTGCCAAAAGTAGCATACCTTATGCCAGATTCATTGAGCTGTTCAAAACCTTTATATTAGGTATAAAAAAAATGCATAGCAATATGTTAGTGCACAGAGATATCAAGCCCGTCAACGTACTTCTGTCAGATATCAAAATTTCTTTAATTGATTTTGGCATTTCAGATATTGCGCCAAATATTTATAAGAAAGATAGTATGGCATATTTAGAGTATATTTATCCATTTTATCCACCTGAGTTTTATGTAGCAAGTTTATTACTCAAATATAGAAATGATAAGACCAGATTTATGCAAAAATTGGATGAAGTTATGAATACCATGCAAACACAATATTTCCCATTACTCTTCAAAGATTCACAGATAACAGGTATAAGAAATCAATTACAAGACTTTATAAATCATATCAAACTACATGATTATGGTTATCATGATGTATTTAACGATGCACTTGCTTACAAATGTGATATATATGGCATAGCTTTTATTATTAGAGAACTGGCTAACAAAATATCATACACATCTGAAAAGCAAAAGATAGTGGTGTATAGCCTTTATACAATGTGCTCTGAAATCAATCCATACAAAAGAGCATCTATTGATGAATTAATAGAATTTATACAAATTAATATCAAAAATTCTGCACCTGAATTGGAAACCAACAAAATAGGTGCAGGTAGAAAATCTAAAGATAAACAAAGAAAACAACCAATGAGAAGACTGTGTATATCCAAAATAGAGCGCAATGATTGTAATATAAAAACACCTCCAAAATGCAAACATTCCTCAAGAGCATGTAATAAAAACCTTCATAAAAAGTAAGTGTTTACCAGTACGTACAATTCAGAAGATAGTCCAACTACTCCAAATAGTGATTCGGAATTAGTTGCATATAAAACTATGTATGATATTGTTGGAACAGGCAATTATAGTGTAGTTATACATCCTGTTATCACTTCAAATTTAACAAAAGAGTTTTTAGAATACTCTACATCAGATTACAGAGATGTTAGTAAAATATTCAAAAAAGGGAATCAACATGAATTTCATAATGAACTTGATATATTACTAAAAGTGAAAAGTATTCATGACTATACACGCTTCACAACAGCTGTCAAAGGTGCTTCCAGTTTTGATTCTACAATTTTACATAACCAGATAGATGATATGGAATATGATAATGAAGTGTATCAAATTATATTTGAATACGGAGGAATACCTATCAATAAAATTCCATGTAATATACCATTCTTCAAATTTCTGAAGCTCTTTCAGCAGCTTTTGACAGGAATAAACGCATTACATATCCATAGCATAGTACATAGAGATATTAAGCCTACTAACTGCCTTTTCACTGATAATAAGTTCAATCTGATAGATTTCGGATTGGCTTGCCATATAGGTGATGTTTATAAAAACGATGATGATACAAATTTCATTTTGTCATACATGTACATGTATCATCCACCTGAATTCTACATTGTATCCTTAATATATCAACATCAAAAATTATGTGTTAGTAGCATTAAAGACACAATTGATGAAGTTTTCAATACTATTTTACCTGTTCAATTAGACAAGTTCTATCTTCAACATTATCATAGATACTTTGCATATGAATCTTATAATATTTTTGCTTATCAGAAAGCGTTTTCTAATTTTTATAACAATATGAAAGCTAATAATATACATAGTCTGCAAGAACTTTTGACTCCAGAATTTGTGTTCAAATCAGATGTTTTTGCTTTATCGTTTGTTCTAAAATCATTGAAATCACATATCATATTTGACAATATGGTTCAAAGACATATATATAAAATAATATACAATATGATGTATGCTCTCAATCCATATGAAAGATGTACTATAAATGAAATTTTAGAGTATATAGAAAATAATATATATCTTATATAGAATGACATCATGTTCAAAACTCAAAAAAACAAAATGTTTATTACCGTGTATGTGGGTTAAAGATAAGGGATGTAGACATAGCTGTCCAAAAGGAAAGATATTAAACCCTGATACAGGTAGATGTAAAAAGCCTGTAAACAAAAAAAAAGAGAAGGCACTTCTACCACATATAACGTGTAAATATAATCAGATTCCTATGCCAGATGGACAGAGTTGTTCAGATATAAAATTAGTTGATAGCGGAACATATGGGTGTGTTATGACTCCTGTAATCATTGAATCTAAGTATATTCTTGAAAGTGATGTATCCTATAAAGATAGAGCAAACGATGATATAAGTAAAATATACAAATCAGGATACAAACATTATAAAAAAGAGCTGGACATACTACAATTTGTACAAAATATAGATCATCTGAACAAGTTTACAACAAAATTGAAAGCAGCACAACATATTTCATCACATGTTTTTGATGACAAAGATTCAGAAATGAACTATTGTTTGTCTCATAGGAAACAAAAAACGTACTACCAAATCATATTGGAAAATGGTGGAAATAAATTAACAGATAAATATCAGCTATCTTATAGAAAATTTGTAGAACTATTTAAGCCATTTTTGAAAGGACTAATAACATTACATAAAAATAATATTGTACATAGAGACATCAAACCTGCAAATGTACTCATAAAAAAATCTAAAATATCCTTGATTGATTTTGGTTTATCATGTAGTGCCAAAGATGTTTACAAAGCCAAAAGTATGCATGTATTATCATATCAATATCCATGGTATCCCCCTGAATTCTACATAGCAGCCATTCTATTACACAATAAGCCTCCATTAGACTCAATATTAAGTATTATGCACCAAGAAGGTTATTTTGCACATTCCTATATGACCCCATCTTTAAAGTATATATATGAATCTGGTATATCAAAATTTATAGCTTCTATCAAATCTTTTAAGTATACTAAATTTACAGAGATTTTCACACCAGAACTTGCTATGAAAGCTGATGTATTTCCTATAGCACATCTACTAAGTGCATTAAGTCGGAATATTATATTTGATAATAGTGAACAAAAAATATTTATAGAGAGTTTATACAATAGATGCATTGATTGCAATCCATATACACGAATATCCTTAAAAGATTTGTATGATGCTATCAAGTAACAGGGGGTACATCATCAGTCCATGGAATAGTTTTTTCAATATCCTCTAACAAAGGAATATTTGTCACATTGTGTTCATTCATAATAACAACAGCTTGGTTTTCCAAATTTAATGTGTATTTATTGATGAACTCAATATCTTCTTCAATTTTATCTATTTCATCTACAATCTTTTCATCATATGAATTTTTGTCAGTCAATAACATGAGCTTTTCTTGTAAAGGCTTCTTTCGTCTTCGAACCTTTACAATGTGCTCCAATAGTGTCATTATATTTGCTATAGGAGATTTGCGCTGTGGTTTGTTGAGTACATCATCCTCAAAAGGGATGTTTGATGTTAAAGCATCTGTTTGCATAACTTTCATATGCATATATTTCTTTATATCTTGGAGTCTTTCTCTTCTTCTCTGTTTCCAAACACTATCATAAGAATTGTTGTAATAAATAATCCAATAATGCTTAGAATACTTACTACCCAGCTCCAGATATTACAGCCTCCTGTTGTCAAACAATCTATATTGTATATAGAAAGCAATATGAAAGGTATCCCTATCAAAAATATTAGGATAAAACCGAAAAAAGCCACCGTACCCCCATATACACCCTTGAAGGGTGTAAAATGAGACATTGTATGTCAAAAAAATCTAAAAGGTTAGTTCATTTCAGAACTATGTATATTTTGGTTCTGTTAAAGCGACAACTTTAACTGAAGTATTACTTTATTATGTTATCTACATAGATATTTAGGTCTTTCTTTTTTGTCTATTATATTTTTGACTATCCTAAATATGTTTGTAGCTCCATTCCACACAGCATTACATTTTTTACAAATGAGTGCCCCATGTACTAAAATGTTTCCTTTTTTATAAGGTTTTGTACTTCTTCTGAACTTTTGAATGTAATTCTTTCATAGTAATCTGTTCGTTTTTATTTAACAAACTAATAGCATATTGAAGATGTTGTTTAGTGATTTTGTAAGATATAGAAGGTCTGTTAAGTCTCTCAATATGTCTGTATGCCTTGTATTTCATAATCCATCTTCTTAATGAAGACTTCTTACAATCAAAAATATTACATACTTCGTCTAAACTATCATCATATTGATAAAAAATGTTATAAGAAGTATAATTGTGTAAAGATAAGCTTATCTTGATATATTCAACATATTCTAATAATAAGATATCATAATATTTCAATAGGATACCATTTATTGAATTTTTCATTATATAAACAACTTACTTTCATTTGGCATGCTGCATTTCTATTTTTGAATGCAAATCTTACCATCTTGCTAGTATTCAGATCAGGTATTAAAGCTGTTCCTATTTTTTTGGAGATAAGAATATTCTCACTGTCATATAAATTGTATACATCAGCATAATCAGTTTGTGTTATCCAGAGTTGTTTTGCATCATTTTGTGATACATCATTAGGTACATTGGCATATTGTATATTGTTAGTAGGGACTTCTGTATTTATAGTTGTTTTTGTTTGGAATTCTGTTTCATCTTTCACTTTTCTGACTACACTTATAATATTTTCCTCATTGAAATTATATAACTTAGGTTTGTATCGCAAGTCGTATGACCACATATAGATTCCTCTGCACGTATAATTAAGTTTCTTGGAGATTTCTATCAATGCTTGAATGCTTTCTTGAAATATATAATAATAGGTTTTTATTTTGTACTGACATACATCAATAACTTTGTCTGCTGTATGCTTTGTTTCTAAAATTTCATACAGCAATTTTAACCTATCAGGAAGCACAGTTTTCAGCAAATGTTTTCCAGCATATGCAATCAAATCATTCATAATGAAAATCCATTTACCATCTTGACATTTTACCATTTCACCATCTATCAAAGTATTTTCGTATAAAGATGCATCAAACAACCCTCTAACAAGCAATATTCTTGGCTTTTGATACCCAGGATGTATCTTTTTATCAATGAAATAGATAATTGGAATATCATTATGTTTGGTGAAAAACATGTAATAAGGATTTCCATTGGAACGAAGTGTGCAAAGATATGGATTTGATTTCAAGTATTTGACATTATTTTCATCAAGTCTGTGGTAATGTTTTTGAATAATTTTAATGGAATAAAGAGAGTATAATTGTTCTAATACCAAATCTTTGACGTCATTTGTCTTGATATTGTGAACAATTCTATCAGCAAAAGAAATAATACCTGTGTGCATAGTTGATGATATATATCATATCACAATCATTTTTTATATACTTATCCATAAAAAGTACATGTCAGTGTATTTGTAAGAGATATCTACATCCTTTACTACGACTTAAGGAGATTTGTGTATATGTACTTTTTTGTTGAATATATAAAAAATGATATAATGTATATAACACATTTGTATACACCATGAAGCCATTCTTGAAATGGGTTGGAGGAAAGCAACAAATTCTTACAGATGTTTTACAATTATTCCCAAGAGAAATAGAAGACTATTATGAACCATTTGTAGGTGGAGGAAGTGTTCTCTTGGGGCTGCTATCTTCTGATATCAAAATTCGCGGTAAAGTATATGCATCAGATGCAAATGCTAATCTTATTGCTGTATATCAACATATTCAACATAATCCTCAAGAGGTCATAACTGAACTACAAAAGATGATTGAGGAATATAATGCATGTTCTACCAAGTCTATTGTAAAAAGAAAGCCCATCAATATAGATGAGGCAACTACATCACAAGAATCATATTACTATTGGATTAGGCAACAATATAATGGTATACATCATCCATGTGTAATGTCGTCAGCCATGTTCATCTTTCTAAACAAAACATGTTTTAGAGGATTGTACAGAGAAGGACCCAATGGATTTAATGTTCCTTATGGAAATTACAAGAATCCAAGTATCATAGATGTTGACCATATTATGCAAATATCAAATCTCATCAGAGATGTTGTGTTTTCTGTAGCATCTTTTGAAGAAACATTACAAAAACCGAGACATAATGACTTTGTTTATTTGGACCCACCATATGCTCCCGAAACAGGTACATCATTTGTCTCGTATACATTGGATGGCTTCAATATACAAAAACATATGCAGTTGTTCACATTATGTCACGGGTTGACAGATAAACAAATACAGTTTTTGATGAGCAATGCTGATGTGAAACTTGTAAGAGATAATATGTCAGTATATGAGATGAATATTATAGTATGTAAGAGAGCAATCAATAGCAAGAAGCCTGGTTCAAAGACCAATGAACTGCTCATTCTAAATAAATAAAAAAATGATATTAATCTAAGTATATTGTGTATACACAATGTCATCAACAGAAACAGTGCGTAATGCAGGTTTAGATAAATTTTATACAATTCCTAGCATAGCTGAAAAGTGTTTGCAAAAGATTGGTGATATGTATTCTTGGTCTGATTGGGACATGGTAGTTGAGCCCAGTGCAGGGAATGGGAGTTTTCTTACGAGAATACCAACAAATAACTGTATTGGTATTGATATATGTCCAGAACATAATGATATTATCAAACAAGATTTCTTAACATATTTGCCACCTGCTAACTTACAAAAAATATTAGTAATAGGCAATCCACCATTTGGAAGAGTAAGTTCTCTCGCTGTTAAATTCTTTAACCATGCTGCAAACTGGGCAAATGTTATTGCTTTTATTCTACCAAGAACATTTCGTAGAATAAGTGTGCAAAATAAATTAAATACTAATTTTAAGCTCGTGTTTGATGAAGATATTCCAATGCACCCATGTTCATTTGAACCTCCTATGATGGCTAAATGTTGCTTTCAAGTTTGGGAAAAATCAGACATATCACGAGAAATAGTTGAATTAAGTAAAAGACACAATGATTGGGATTTCTTAGGATTTGGTCCAAAAGATACAAATGGACAACCTACGCCACCTGAAGATGCTGACTTTGCTATTCGTGCATATGGTGGAAAATGTGGTCAAATTGTTGACACAGAATTAGAATTACTGCGACCAAAAAGTTGGCATTGGATAAAGTGCAACACTGATAAAAATACTTTGATACAAAGATTTATGAGCCTGGATTATACACTAAGTCAAGATACTGCAAGACAGAACTCAATAGGAAGAGGGGAACTTGTAAAGCTTTACAGCCAAATGTTTGATTAAATTTCGTGCACACGATATTGTAATAAAGCTTTCCAACATTCATCATTGAACACAGGTCTTAGAGCATATTCTTTTTTACTATTTTTGTCAAGGAATGATTCTGTTGAAATATTCCCATGCTCTTTGATTGTTCCATGCGCATATCCACCATATGATATTATAAGAGTTATCATATCAGACTTTGGAATTTTGAATATGTATAGTTCACCTTCTGTTTCTACATTATCAGGAGATACATGGTATGCTGTTAGAATGTAAGTGTCGCAATCATGTGATGGTCTTATTTGGACATAGTTGAATTTTGTATGCATAGCACCTCCTAGTGATACTTTTATCTCTGTATTTTCTCCATTTTTAGTGCAATCTCCTGTACAATGTTTGGCATTATTTTTTACATAGTTGTATTTTTCTCTTATGTACATCTCTAACAATGGTCCAAATTGTTGAGCTGAAACATTGTTTACAACACAATAAATATGTGCATCTTTCAAAGATTTTTGCTGCATTATAATTTGGTCATGTCTGCTTTTACAAACGAGAAGATGTTCTTTTAGTTTAGGTACATAATTTTCAGTTGGTGCAATATCGGTTGGTGTCTCTTCTACTTTTTCTGAAATCCAACCAAGCAACAGGTCTGTAGCAGCCACAAACTCAATGTTCATTTCATTCTTATAGAATGTCAGCAATTTTTGTTTTCGTTCTGTGCATCTACTACCGTCCAAATTGCCATATTGTTGTCTGCAGATTTTTTCAGCACCACCAATGCATATAATCTTCAGTGGTTTGCTATATAATTCAGGTATGTCAGCATACTTGAAGACACTACCAAGAATTTTTTCACCAGCTGTCCCTGATGTGAAATATGTTTGTGTTTTTGCTTCAATAATGGCATATTCTATCTCACTATCTGGTTGAAAATGCTCTTTTTTCTCAGGTTTCTTGGGAGTGTTGCCCAATAAGGTGAATATTTCATTGCATATGTATTCGCCAAACCTGTTTGTCCATTGTTTGTCAAGTTTAAGGTCAGGTCTCTGTTCTCTGAATACATCTTGACCCCATTTGTCTTCTAATTGTTTATAGTTCTTTTTGTCTTGGTCTTTTGTTATGAAGGTAGTGTCGGCAAAGAGCCAATACACTACATCTTTATTGCGCAAGAGCTTGATACTTTCGTTTGCAGTATTCTGTATCTTGGTGCAAATAGCTTCAATTATATGAGTGTTCATGTGTAAACTTTGGAAGTAACCTTGTTACAAGGGGCAATTTTTATATATACAACGATGGTTATATGCAAATGTTTTCAATTGCAAAAAAAGTACATATACATGGTTTTCTTGAACTCAATTTCAAATTTCTATTATAGAATCTTATAACTATGTATATGTACTTTTTTCTATCTGCATCAGATATAGTCAAGTTCTTTGCATACAAAAATAAAAAAATGATTTAAATATATCATATCATTGATATACAATGGATGATTATTCTGCAAAAACACGTAATGAATTAATCCAATTATGCAAAGATAGAAATATTAAAGGATATAGTACAAAGAATAAGGATGATATTATAAAACTTTTAAGAGATTCTAGTTATATTACAGAGAGTGTTCAAAGTAATCATGATTTGAAACAAGAAGTAATACATGCAGACATCATGAGCGTACTTCCAGGACTTGAAGATAATTCTGCACAAATTGTTATAGCTGATCCTCCATACAATATTGGAAAAGATTTTGGAAACAATAGTGATAAACAGCCTATGGAAGAATATTTACAATGGACTGAAAAATGGATAAAAGAATGTCTTAGAGTACTGAAACCAAACGGAACTATGTTCATTTATGGATTTAGTGAAATTCTGGCATTAATTTTAGCAAGAATTCCATACAATATTCAGCGTAGATGGATTATATGGCATTATACTAACAAAAATGTAGCATCTCTTAATTTCTGGCAACGTTCACATGAAAGCATTTTAGTTCTATGGAAAGAAAATAAAGTCTTTCATAAGGATGATATTCGTGAAGCATATACAGAAGGTTTTCTGAATGGAGCAGCTGGTAAGAAAAGAACTTCTACAATAGGACGTTTTTCAAATGGTGATAAAACTACAACATATGTAGCACATCCTAATGGTGCATTACCAAGAGATGTTATTAAGATTCCTGCACTGGCAGGAGGAGCAGGAATGAAAGAAAGAGTAAATCATCCTACGCAAAAACCCATAGCACTTTGTAATAAACTCATTCTTTCTTGCAAACAACCAAATACAGAAGGTTATATTCTTGTACCATTTGCGGGTTCTGGTAGTGAATGTGTAGCTGCCAAAAAACTTGGTATGTCATTTGTCGGAGTTGAGTTAAATTCAGAGTATGTCAAAATTATTAATCAAAGATTAGACGAAATTACTGTCATATAATTTGATATAGTTGATTTTTCTTCCTTTTTTTACATTACAAGATGCTACTTTGAATTCATACATATCTTCTGTTATGACCAAATGAATCCATAATTGTGAAGACATACTAAATGTTATAGACATGAATGACCCATGTATAATGTTTGATTGCCAGCCAGTAATTGAATCTTTGTTTTTCCCTTGTTTCCCAACTTTAGGTTTCCAATGATATGAAGATGGATTGAGTTGTGTGTAATCACTTGGTATTAGAAACCAATCATATAATATTTCATGCTTATTATCTTTGCGAACAATAATAGAATAATATTTGAAATTTTTTCTATTATCAATTTCTACTAGTATGTTTTCTATTTTTCCAGGTTCTTTGTCAGAACAAACACATGTCAGTCTATACGAACTTATTTTGAAGGATGTCATTTGTTCATCATGATATTGTGATGATTTGTTAGACAAATTTCCAAGTGAGCATGATATATCTGCACCAGATTTGTGTGATCCATTACTTAAAGAACTTATAGAAAATCCAGATGCATTTAATATTTGTGCATTGATATCTTCCCATGGAGTTTCTTTGATGACATCATCATTTATGATATGATATCCTTTAACACATTTTATGAAATTTTCTGATAGTGTGTTATGTATATCTTTTGAATCATTGTCAGATATAGTCAAGTTGTTTGTAAATGAATTGCATAAGCTATCCATCTTTAGATAAATAAAAAGTAAATTTTACACATATTTTCTAATTTCTTTACAAATGTTTAGAGCTACCACCAATCGGCTGGTAGCCATCTATTAGAGTTTTTAGAACAGTTGAATACAGTATGCATTGGATTTGGTCTATATGCATCATAACATATTGGTTCTTTGGCAATGTCATCAGATATAGTTAAGCTCTTTGTAAATGTATAACAAATATTCTCCATTACTTCAAGTAATGCATGAACTACTTAAGTATATATATTACACATCATCATATAAGTTCAAAAACCTTTGTATATCTATACAAAAATAAAAAATGATATATGCATTAGATATACATAAATACTAACATGAGCAAGAAAAGCAAAGGGCAATATTACACCACAAATTGTACATATATTCTTGATGGTTTCAAAGAATTGTTGCCAAGCGATATGCAACATGTAGTAGAACCTTTTGCAGGTCAGGGTGATTTAATACAATGGATATATGGTATTTCAAGCAATATTAGAGTGGAAGCATATGATATTGAACCCAAAAATGATAACATTATAGAGAGAGATACATTGAAAAATGTTCCCGATTATAATGACAAGTGGGTTATTACAAATCCTCCATATTTGGCTCGCAATAAGAACACAGACAAAGAAATATATGACATGTATAACACAAATGATTTATACAAATGCTTCATTAAGAGTTTGGTAGCCAGTGAATGCTGTGGTGGTATCCTTATCATACCTGCAGGGTTCTTCTTTTCTCCAAGGCAAGTTGATGCAGTATGTAGAGATGCTTTCATGAAAAAATTCAAAATACTCAGAGTAAGATACTTTGAAGAGACAGTATTTAATGATACACCTACAACCATTGTTGCATTGGTATTTCAATTAGCAGATGAACCACTATATGCTCAAAATGTAGAATGGTATATGCTTCCGTCTGATGAAAAACGTGTATTCAATATGTCATCACAGCAGAATTGGATTATAGGCGGAGATATATACTTCTTGTCCGCAAATCAAAATAACATAAAGATACGAAGGTATGTAGTAGGACAAACATTGAAAGACAAAGAACAACAAACATATATGACATTGAATGCTCTTGATAATGGGACACAGACAGGGAGAATATCTCTGAAATATCAAGAAGGATATGTGTATCCTGCCAAAGATTGCAGTCGTAGCTATGCAACATTATGTATAACAGGTAAAACACTATCTTCAGAAGAACAGCAAACATTGTGCACAAGATTCAACGAATTTATTGAAGCCAAAAGAAAAGACACACACAGTTTATTTCTACCACAGTACAGAGAATCTAAGGAATATGCAAGAAAACGCATACCATTTGAATTAGCATATCATATCATTGCTCATCTAATCGCTTGAACCAGTTGATGTAGTTCTTCAGATCTCCTACATAGATCCTATGAAGAATCTTGTCATCTGTATACTGTTCTAAGAGATAGTCATATTGTATCATAGCACACGATGCTTCATCTCCATCCAATATGTTTGCAAAGTATATATTTTGTTCATTCTTCAAAATTTCAAGCTGACCACGTACAAACCAATAGGTTTGGTCTCGCAAAGTACGCTTCTGTGACCCTCCTTTTCCTACTACACACTTCATGTTGATATATATCTTTTTACCATGAATCAATTGGCAACCATCAAAGTTTTCAGAATAGTTAAATCCATCTCGTCTGCCCATATTGGGTTTTGCCAATTCTTTCAATGTATAGGTCATGAGATTGATGCGCATATTTGTTTTACCACATTGCGTACCCGTATAGTCCTCAATTGTTTTTCTTTGGTATATTTCAGGACTATGTGAACCAGACCCTCCTGATACTTTTCCAAATAGCTGATGACGTTTTTCTTTTGTTATAAGATGACCAGATAATATATCATCATTAGATATAGTGAGGTTGTTTGTAAATGCATTGCATAAGTGCTCCATCGTTAGATAAATATGAATGCATTTAAGTCATATTTTATGCATAGGTTCTGATTTCTATTCCATTGTTTAGAGAAGACAAAAAGGAAAGTACATATACAACATTTTCTTGACCTCAATTTCAAACTTCTATTATAGATTCTTATAACTATGTATATGTACTTTTCACTATACCTTAGACATAAAGCTATACCATATACCATATACCAATGAACTCATATAGCAACGAAAAGGGATATTTGCAACTCTTGAAGGATACTTGTGAATTAGGAGAGTACAAGAAGACACGTAATGGAAATGTATATTCCAGGTTTGGTACAATGATAACATTTGATACATTTCCTCTTTTAACAACAAAAAAGATGTTCATGAAAGGAATCATAGAGGAACTACTTTGGTTCTTGAGAGGGTCTACAGACGCCAAACAACTTCAAGACAAAGGTGTGCACATATGGGATGGAAATTCTTCAAGAGAGTATTTAGACTCCATAGGACTTCACGACTATGCAGTGGGTGAACTTGGACCAGTCTATGGATGGCAATGGAGGCATTTTGGCAAAAATTATTTAGATAAACATGATGAATCTTGCAAAGGGTTTGACCAAATCAGATATATATTAGAAGAATTGATGAAACCTGACAACAGCAGGAGAGCAGTTTTATCAGCATGGAATCCTGCACAACTTTCAGAAATGGCTTTGCCACCTTGTCACATGATTTACACATTTTATAAGGATAGCACAGGACTAAGTTGCCTTATGAATATGAGGAGTTCTGATTTGTTCTTGGGACTACCATTCAATCTGGGAAGCACATCTGTTCTAACACATATTATTGCCAAAGTGCTACACATACCAAATGTATCAAAAATCAGCATTGTTATGACAGATGCACATGTATATGAAGAACATCTTGAAGCAGTCCATACACAGTTGAAAAATAATTGTTTGCAACCTCCTACACTAAACATAAACAAACAACCACCACCTATTTCATCATCTATAGATGAAAAACTTGCATGGATTGCAGAGATTGTATATGAAGATTTTGAAGTGGAAGGATATGTTTCTGCAGGTGTAATCAAAGCACCTATGAAATAAATTTGAATATACCTATAATACTTGCAAGTAATAATGATAATATGATTATGATTCCGTCAGTTATGGTATATATCAATGTTATATCTCTTGCTATAGAGTTGCTGCATTCACATCTTTTTTTTATGAGGTCTCTGATATAAATGAAAACTATGGTTATAAAAACGAGTTCAGATAGAAGAAATACATATTTTACGTATTCAAAGATATTTTCATACCTGTTATTGAATACAAGCATATGTACAAACAATATGATAATGAATATAATCATTGACAATAAGTAATATTTAATGTAAGTTCTCTTCCAATCAGCACTGCACTTGCAGTTTTCTTTTTCCATCATTATAATCCAACTGAAAGTCAAGAAATACAGGACTATATTTATGAAATAAATGATAATAACCAGAGACAAATCATAATTCATTGTCATTAAATCTAATATATCAGAAGATTAAGATTTTACAATTAAGAACATCCTGCTTCTGTCCAAGGCATACCACATGCTTTTGAAAATGCACAACGATATTTGTTGCTTGCTTCTGATGGATTCTTTTCAGAATTGTCTCTGTCAAGATTTGCAAGATACATTGGATACACAGTGTCACATGCAAGAGGAATTATATTTTCATTGAATGCTTGATTGGAGTCCTTTATAGCAAAAGTATTATTAGCACTTAATTTGGAATTTTGATAGTTGTAGCCACTCATAGTAGCAGCATATTCTTTAAATTTTTCATAATCTTCGTCGCTATTCATACCAATTTGTGATTTATCAGTCAAAGGAACATACAGTTTTTTCGCCTTGGTCATTTCATCTTGGGCTATTTTGTAATTTTTCCTTTGAGCTTCTGCTTTTGCTAAGTCAGATTCTTTGAATTTTTCAGCATTTAAAATACTGTTATCCAAGACACATTTATATTTGAACTGATTCAAATTATTAACATCGAGAAAATATGAATGATTATCAGAGTCTTTTGGATTTACATCTTTAACATATTCAAGTTTCCAGTAATCTGGGCATACCTGTGAGTCATATCCAACGTTGTTTATGCTTTTTGTTGGTTTAAAATTGTATATTTCATTTGCAAGCACAAATATGATAATGATTGTACCTACAATAAATGTTATGACAAATGCAAACATTTCTGAATATAGAACTCTATTTCCCCATGCAGTGAAGACAGCCAGTAATAGTAATACTGTTGCAATGATACCATAAATAATACAGACAATGAAAGTTAACTTAAACTTTTTCAATCTTTCAGATAGGTATTCTTGCTTCTGTTCATCATTCAGAGTCGAAAGTTCTACAGTCTCTGTTTGTTGTGTCGTTGACATACTCTATATTAATAAAGTATATATTTTTTCAGATATCAAAAGAAAGATTGAAATTCAAGTGTTTTCCTTCCTGAAGAACTCATCAAAGTTGGTAGGTCCATAGGATTAGGAAGCGTACTGACATCTTTTTTATATTGGTCAAATTGCTGAACATTTTCCAAGACTTTATCAACAGACCAGTCAAGTACTTTTTTGTTCAATTCACGAACTTGTTGGATAACAATACTTGAATTTGGCTGTAAAGGCTCATGTATATTAGAGCGTCTCTGAATTTGTTGCATAACATATGGAGAACCAATGGATAATGATTCAAAGTAAATAGAGCGCATAATGATTTTGAGTTCTGTCTCACTTTGTTTACCTACATTGTATTTTCCATTTGACTTGTTATATACTTGATTGCATATACCTTGTTGTAATGCATTTATGTTCTTTAGTGAAAAGAAGAGAGCAGAAACAGGTGTATGCCCTTCTGTATTTGATACTATATCACAATCCCTCTTTACGGATGCAGATGATGATGGACCAGAGTTCATAGGTGCATAATCAATTTCAGGATAGCCTTTTGATAATATATTTACACGCCCATTAAATAAATTAGTTTCCATTTACTATAGTATAAGAATTATTTTCACAACATTTATTAGATGATTGACAAATACATAAAGCTGCAAAAATATTGTAATCAGCTGTTTGAAAACAATAACATTTCTGTTCATTCCAAAGATAAATATAAAATTATGCAACAAGTTGCTTTGTATATTGATGCTCTTATATTCAATATAGTGTCTATTATATGTCTAATTACCATGATTAATAATAGTAGCAAAATAACTGAAAAAACCTTGGCTGTCAGCAAGCAATACATTGAATCAAAATGTCAATTCAATTATGCCAAGGTATCAGGTGGCAACAATATTATGACAGGAGGTAGCAGATTGGGTTCTGCCACATTCATGGGAATATCTGAGCCCATGTATAGAATTGACAATCCTACCAATAATATTCTTACAACTGATTTTGCAAATGGTATATTGCGTCCTCAAATTGGTGGTGCAAGCTTGCATGAAAAATTGTTAAAAGACTATATGAATTCTATTTTGTCATATCATGGTATGAAAGTCTCTAATAATGTTAGACATCAAATAGAAACTATTATCAATGTTCATATCATGTGTCTTATAAATAATTTGAAATCATATAAAACTGCTATCAGACTATCCACATTAACTAAGATAGTAAAGAACAATAAAATCTTACACCCTTTGAATTAAAAAAATGATTAAAGGATATGCACATATCATCATACAATGATAATAACGATTGACGGAAACATAGGCAGTGGAAAGACCAGTGTCTTGAATTATTTGCACAAGACATATAAAATTCCTATAGACCTTGAACCAGTAGACTCGTGGAATTCTTATCTGTCAAAGCTGTATGATGAAAAACTTGATGTTTTCAAATTTCAAGTGCGTATATGGTTGGACAGATGCTGGGTACAGGAAAAGACAGAAAAAACTACTGTATTGATGGAACGTAGTCCATATTTTATTAAAAATGCTTTTATTCAGTCTGCATTGGATACAGACATGATGACGCAACATGAGTATAACATCTTGCATGATTTGCATAAAAAGACTGATAACATTTGGACATCAAACACCTACATATATTTGAAATCAAATCCTGATAATTGTTATAAACGTATCAAAAAGAGAAATCGTCCAAGTGAAAAGAATATAACAGAAGAATACATTCATATGTTGCACGAATATCATGAAAAGACTTGTCAAAAAGCTTTAGTATCTAATATGAATATCATAATATTTGAAGTGGATGACAAAAGTGTCCCTGATATAGCAAATGATATCCTCCAAATCATACAGAAAAAATAATGATATTTAGTTGACAGATTTTGATACCTTTCTTGTTTGTTTTACTTTTTGGACAGGCTTTGATACCTTTCTTGTTTTTACTTTTTTGATTGTTTTTTTACCACCTCCTTTTTTTCTACTCAAACTTAGTCGTGTAAATTGTCCTGCAAGAGCTTCTTGTATTCTTTCATGGTTATCCATTGCTTGTTGAGCTGAAAGTGTTATATCTTGATTACTTGTGGTTTTAATAGAATATTTATTAAGTTTTTTGGCAAAGTAGTCTATAAATGATTGCAAATCTGAAATTAGTGCATAACATAATACATTAAAAGACTTATTGAAAATTCCTTCATGTTGATTATACCTGCTTTTATATATGGCTTTTTGCTCTTCATTATCTTTTATGTTTTTGAATAATTTTTTGAATAATAACACCTGTTCATACATATCTTGAATACTATGTGCAGATTTAATTGCATTATTACCGTATTTCAGTAACTCAGATTCACCACCTGCATTCTGTTGTTGCAATGAAGCTTTTGTGTTTAAATATTGCGGATGCATACTTTGAAATTCCTGTAATATTTTTATTTTATTATTCAATTCATGTAAAATAGAATTATCAAATGGTCCTTTAGAACCTATTGAAAATTTCCGATGTGCTCTATATTTTTCTACAAGAACTGGAACATTATCAATAATATAATTTAACGTTGGAAGTAAATTGGCATCTCTATAATCTACATATTTTTTGATACTTAACAATTTTTCCCTTCTTTCTTCTCTTTCTCTTTCTTCTCTTTCTCTTTCTTCTTTTTGTTTCTTTTCTTCCATGGCTTTGAATATTCTCATTATACCTAATTATATTGAAGAAACAATTATTTATTTTTATTTGATAAATTTGAAAAAAATGATTCATATAAAGCATAATCTTGTTAACTACACTATGGCGCAATCAATTGAAGATAAGTACAAGAAGTATGAGCTCAGGGAGCACATCTATAACATCCCAGATACATATATTGGCTCTGTGAATAATGTAAATCTTGAGCTATATCTATATAATGATGAGTCTAAGAAGATGGAAATCCGTGAAATCAACTATGTCCCTGGATTGCTCAAAATATTTGACGAGGTCATTGTAAATGCTATTGACCATTCCGTAAGGCTTATGCAAGAAGAATCTGCAGGCAAGGAAAATATTAAACATGTCAAAAATATCAAAGTTACTGTAGACAAAGACACTGGAACTATTTCTGTATACAATGATGGTAATGGTATTGATGTAGTTATGCACGAAACCTTGCAAGTGTATGTTCCTGAACTTATAACAGGAACACTACTCACAAGCACTAATTACAACCATCAAGAAGAAAAAATCATTGGTGGCAAAGGTGGTTATGGCTTGAAGCTCACGAATATCTTTTCCAAGGAGTTCATTGTAGAAACAGTTGACCATTATAGACAAAGGATATTTGTGCAGCATTATAGCAACAATATGTTGAACAAAGACAAACCATCTATCAGGTCAACCCCTAAACAGCCTTATACAAAGATAACTTTCCTACCTGATTATGCAAGATTCAGTTTGCCTGGTATGACAGATGATATCTTCCAACTACTCAAGCGCAGAACCATTGATGCTGCTGCATGCACTAATAAGAATGTATCAGTATTCTTCAATGATGAAAAACTTCCTGTCAAGGACTTTGAGAAATATGCTGGTCTCTTTATTTCAAGTGAAGAACCTCTGATCTACGAGGCTTGCAATGAACGTTGGGAGATAGCAGTTAGTGCTTCCAATAATGGCGTTCATGAACAGATATCGTTTGCTAATGGTATCAATACTATTCGTGGTGGTACTCATGTCAATTACATAACCAATACAGTCATTAAAAAGCTGTCTGACATGATTGAGGCTAAGAAAAAGAAGGTTATCAAGGCACAAACCTTAAAGGATAATCTCTTTATCTTTGTCAAGAGTACCATTGTAAATCCAGCATTTGATAGTCAGTCAAAAGAGACTCTTACTACACCTGTTGCAAAGTTTGGTTCAAAATGCGACATTTCTGATAAGTTCATTGAGAAGTTGTACAAGACCAATATAGTAGAAAGGGCTCTATCTCTTACAGAGTTTCAGAATCAAAAGAAGCTTACCAAGACAGATGGCAAAAAAACATCCAGACTCATTATTCCTAAACTGGATGACGCAAACCTTGCAGGAACTAAGGAAAGTGCAACCTGTACTTTGATACTTACAGAAGGAGATTCAGCAAAGACCATGGCTATTTCAGGTCTTAGTATCATAGGGCGTGATAAATATGGTGTATTTCCTCTTCGTGGTAAGGTCATGAATGTCAAGGATGCAGCTGTGCAAAAAATATCTGATAATGCTGAAATAACAGCTTTGAAGAAAATCCTTGGTCTTGAACAGAATAAGAAATACAACAGCACAGATAGTCTCCGATATGGCAGTATCATGATTCTGACAGACCAGGACCACGATGGTAGCCACATCAAGGGTCTCTTATTTAATGTCTTTCAATCACTTTGGAACTCTCTGTACAAGATGGATGGATTTCTTACATCAATGTTGACACCTATTATCAAGGCTACAAGCAACAAAGGCGAAGTTATTTCATTCTATAACATGTCTGACTATGAACGATGGGCTGCATCAGATATAGCAAAGCGTGGTTCTTGGAAGATTAAGTATTACAAAGGATTGGGTACTTCAAAAGACGAGGAAGCAAAGGAATATTTCAAGAATATGAAGAAAATAACCTATACATATACAGATAGTTCAGATGAATACATTGACCTCGCTTTTAATAAGAAGCGGGCTGATGATAGAAAATCATGGCTCATGAATTATCAAAAAGATGATGTATTGGATTATACCCAAACATCAGTAAATTACGAAGAGTTCATTAACAGAGACTTGATTCATTTTAGCAACAGAGACTTGGAGCGCTCCATCAATCATATATGTGATGGTCTAAAGGAGAGCACGCGCAAAATCTTGTTTGCATGTCTCAAACGCAAACTGTTCACCAATGAAATCAAGGTTGCTCAATTGGCTGGAAATGTGAGTGAGGTCACTGCATATCATCATGGCGAACAGTCTCTACAACAGGCTATTATTGGTATGTCCCAAATCTTTGTTGGAACTAATAATATCAATCTACTTGTGCCCAATGGTCAAATGGGTTCAAGACTACAGGGAGGAGCTGATGCATCATCACCAAGGTATGTATTCACTCTTCTTTCAGAGCTTACTAAACTCATTTTCAAGGAAGAGGATAATGCTGTCTTGAATTATCTTGAAGAAGATGGTCAAAGCATTGAACCAGAGTATTACATGCCAATCATTCCTGTCATATTAGCAAATGGTGGATTGGGTATTGGTACGGGGTTTTCAACCAATGTGCCACAATTTGACCCGTATGATATCATAAGTTCATGTATTCGCATTTGTGATGCTATTACTGCTAAACAGATAGTAAATGAAGATGTGACAAGTATGCATGAAGTAATTGATGCAATGCCTTTATCAGAATTTACACCATGGTATCTTGGTTTTACAGGAAGTATTGAGAAGACTGATAAGGGTACATTTATTAGCAAGGGAACACACAGATGGATAGATAGTGATACTCTTGAGATAACAGAACTTCCTATTGGAATATGGACTGAAGATTATAAAGAATTCTTAGAGGGACTGATATCAAATAATGCCAACTTCTTAAAATCTGTTGAAAATCATTATACTTCAAAGAATGTCAAATTTACATTACATTTCAATGGTGATATCAGGACCAAACTCGGTGATAAATTTGAAACAGAGTTTAAACTTGTATCATCAAAGAACATGAGTATCAATAATATGCATCTTTATAATAGTAATGGTGCCATCAAAAAGTATGAGAACACATCTTATATTCTAAAAGAATGGTCTCTTATGCGCATAACGAAGTATGACGAGCGCAAGAAGTATCAAATCAAGATTCTAGAAAAAGACCATAATATGCTCTCTACAAAAATAAGATTCATTATTGATGTCATTGAAGGACGTATTCAAATCATGAACAAGAAGATAACTGAAATCAGTCAGAGACTTGTTGAGCTTAAATATCCTAAAATAAATGAAATTAATACAGACGATACAAATGATAATGGATACAGCTATCTACTAAAGATGCCTATTTCACAACTTACCTATGATAGAAAGATTATTCTGGAGAAAGAAGTTGCTGACCTTGCAGATAAAATTAATGAACTTAAAAATACATCCATAGAAAAAATATGGAAAGAAGAACTTATGGAACTTCTTGAAGCCTGGAATAATCACAGGGAAAAAATAGAGGAGGAGTATCAAAATGACAAAAATGGAATTGTATCTGATAATAAGCCAAAACGCAAACCAAGAGCCCCTGCTGCACGCAAACCAAAAGCTTAAATAATATAATCCATCATATATGTTATGTAATCATGTATACCATACAATTTAATATCATTTTTAGTATTGTAATACCATCTATAAGGTACTATAACACTCTGAGCAGTCTTCAATTTAATGGCAATGACAGGCTCACTATTATCTGGAATATCATTGACAACACTATGTCCAGGTGCATATAATAAAACTTCTGTATCTTGCAAAGCATAGATGTATAAATATTTATGTGAATTAACATTCCATACACGTTTGCTATCATATTGAATATCATCTATAATATTTGGTGAAAACCATGACTTCAATACAACCAGAATATCTTTGATAGAATCTTCTATAACCAATGGTTGTCTTTTCAAAAGCAGACTGAATTCAAATTCTTGTAATGTACTTTGTAAAATAGACACATTGGTTGGGTATAGAAAATAACAATATATATATATAATGCAAAAGAAGATTATATAAAATATCATTTTTATTTTTTGGGTATATTATAAATAGTGTGAACCAAACACAAAAATATCATATATTCAAGTAGAGACATATGCTTGCTAAACAAAAGAAGCATAAAAAACAAAAACTCAGAGGAGGTGCTGTTAGATTTGATGAAGGACCTTTTGATGAATTTAATCATATTTTAGAAAGGAAAACTGCAGTTGCTCATCAAGAAGAATTGAAAGAAAAACGAGCCAGATTAGAAAATGAGTTGCAACAACTGCAACAAGATTATGACAGAGAAGCAACACATTTACAAGCTGGTAAATCAGAATTTCTTGCAGTGAAAAAGGAAGAAAGAGAGCATGCATTGCAACGAGAATTGAAACAAATGGACATAGATGCCAGTGAAGCACAGCGTGCCAATGCAGGTGCTGCAAGTTTTTGGAACTGGTGGGGAGTTATGACTCATTACATTTGGGAAGGTATCCCAAGAATATGGTCAGGAACAGGGGAAACATTGATAGGTATAGGGAACATTGCTGATAGAACAGTGAATGGAAAGTTATTTACTACATTTTGGTTATTTATTTTGAGTATTTTGTTATTTATTATCATTATTGTTTTGATAGTTTTGGTACTTGGAGGTGTTATAAAATCTGGTTCAGGTGAACCATCTGAGTCAGAGAAAGCTGAACAAGAGAAAAAAAATGGTAAATGTTCACGTGTTGTTCCTTTGCCAACAGATTTGAGTTCAGTGACAGATTTTGGTACTTCACTGCAGGAAAACTTAAATGATGCAATCAAAAAAAGTTTGAAATTCTTTCAGGATATACCACCTCAGTTTTCAAAAATGACTACATTAGATTATAGCAATATGGTAAGTAATCCATTTGGAGGTATATATGACGTGTCAGCATATTTATCTGATTCAATTGCTAATAATGAGTTTTTCAGGTCTTTGTACTTTTATGGATTATATTTTTATTCAGCAATGATGGCTTATATATCAAAGATTGTTGGGAGTGCTGCGTCTGATAAATTTAATCAAACAATTGCAAGAGAAACTATAATGGGAAGAAATGATAGTGTCAATAATATCAATTCAAGTATATTCCCGAAGCCTCTTATGCGAACAAAAGGAATTGATACATCTAAAAATGCTGTAATTAACATCAGTATGCCTGAAAACATAGAATGGAAGATGAATGATAGAGAATATGAAGGACTTGATATTGACAAAGTCCCTCCTTCATTATTAAAACTACCTGATAAGAAAAACAATAATATAACAATTGAAGACAAAAAAGAAATAGTCATACCATGGATTATAAAGGATAAATATTATGTTTTATCATGTGAGAATGCATACTTCAAGAATAATCCCAACGAAAAGGCAAATATTCTTATAGATAATTATGAAAATAACACATGTACTTATGATTTGTCAAGTAGAGTAGAAAACTACTCTGTGCCAAAAACCAGACATCGTTATACCAATGATTTGAGCCAATTTTTGTAAGATATTCTTATATTGTTATATAGTAATGGATACTAATATTTATGATAATATAGTAAATCGTCTAAATTCAGCATCACCTGTGCAAAATGAGTTAGCACCTTCATCTGTATCTATAGAAGACCCTTCAAAATGTTATGTTGCGGACCAGATTGATGATAATGCTATAGATACAATCCAAACAGGTGAAATATGCACAATTGAAACAGCAAAAGAATATGGTATATTTGGGAAAAATTCAGTTTTTAATGCTGTCATACCAAAATCAGAGAAGGACAAGATAGATATCTATAAAACTAATGTAATAGATGTAAATTCTGATTATTCATTATGTTCTGTAAACGATGAAAGTGCATACAAAAATTGTGTATTGTCAACCAAAAATCCATGGAAATCTATGAATATTTCAAGGGAATTTTGCAGACTTGCAGAAGACATCACATTACCTTCTATCCTGACATATAATGCTTCAACGCAAAAAATAGATAAACCAGACAAGATACCATTATCTCTTGATACTTCAGTCCTTTGCCAAGAAAGATGGTATGACTGGTTCATTATACCAGACTGGCATTTTGGCAATGGATATAGACCAATTGGAGAAGGTGAAAACAAAAAATGCTACAAACCTTGTGTTTTAGGTAAAATACCTACCAAAGAAATGGGTGGTCAATTGTATGACAGATGTATTTCAAAGGCTTACTATGAATTCGGATTTTATGCTTCTAATTTTAATTATCTTCCAATTGCATTGATTGTATTATTAGGAAGTACAAAGGAAATACTACTGAAATATTACGATTATTATTCTTTGAAACTGAAGGAACAAATAAAAGGGCTGACACCAGATAATGACCTGTTCAAAAGTCTTCGCCAAGATGAAGAAACCAGGAAGAGAATATATGAAGACATTAAAGGAGATATGCAATATGCAATAAAAGAATTGTTTGAAATTTCTTTCAATATTGATAATATAATACCACCTGATGCTGTTGTACAGAATATGACTATTGGTGCAATCAGCAAAGATATGGTTTTAAATGCCTATGAAATAGCCAGAAAATATTACCAATTAAGTACAGCACTTGATATATCAACCATAAAAGAATTCTTGAAATGGAAACAGGATATTTGCGATATTAGTGGATTTGATATCAACAGTGATAGATTTGCAAAACAGCTTTTGCTTCTCAAAAAAGCATGTAATGTTTGTTTTGATAATACCACAACATATAGTGAAAATATGTTATATATTTTGAATAAAAAACTGGAAAAGGATGAAGTTTTCAAGAATCCTATAAAATTGGAATTATCATCAAATGATAAGTATACATCAAAATCAACTACAACTGTTCCTGAAAAGACAATTGGTACAAAAACACAAGAGGAAATAGAAAAAGACAATGCTAAGAAAAAGAAAGCAATGCAAACTATGGCAAGACTTGTCAAAAGTGGATTTGATATTAATTATGATATCATTATCAAAGAAATTAAGAAAGTTCAGTCTGATGAAACTCTGAAAGATAAAGAAGAGCTCAAAAAACAAAAGATTAATGAAGTATATCAAAAATTTTATGATAACAATAAATCTTTGTTAGATCCTGCTCAATTTTCTATACAAGACAAAGAGGATCTGGGTATATTCTTTGAATTAGTGCTAAATGAAGAAGAATTCAAGAGAATATTGAACATGTTAGGAGATGATGAAAAAAAACAAATTACAAAATATCAAAGTGTCTTAAATGTTGAACTAACAGGCAAAATAGAATTGAATAGCGTTGATACAAAGGTAATTGATTTATATAAAAAAAATTTATCAGACCAGAGTTATCATGATGAAAAAGTTGTTCCTATTGATAAAGCAAAATACACACTACAGATAGTAATGTTTATTATATTGTGTGTCATTTTGGGAATATTTTTAATAGTTGTTTTATCTTTGTTTTGGCCTTATGTTGCAAAGATATTAAATAGAATTATCATAGGTTTTACATATTATATATATTGGTTGGCAAGCGTATTTTCAAATGAAGAATTCAGACCTTCGCATCTTGATATTGATTTAACAAATATCCAGAAATGGTTCTTAGAAACCAAAATTAGCTGGAACAGGAAGTTTTTCAAAGTTCCTACTTAAACATTTTACAATGATATTATCATCAATAATTTGAATATAGTTGTATTCATTTTTATCAAAAGCACTCTTCAATATCAAATCCAGATGCCAGATTCTGTCTTTAACATATATGTTTGTTGTCTCTGTATGCCCTACAAACATATAATACAGATTCATTATATCTAATAGTTTGTCAATAGTGTCTTTGTCATCCTGAGTCCTGGTATACAAGATACCATCTCTTTTGTCCAAAATAAGATTGTCAAGGATAACAGTTTCTATTGGTGTTAACTGTAAATTCATGACAAATTTGCCCCACACATCATTCACACTATTTATTGTCATATTATAAGAATTGAGAAGGTGATAATGGTGCATTTTGAATCCTCCGTGACAAAATAGATAGCCATTGACAATACTTACAACAGGTCTGAAAGAAATAATTTCACGAATTCTATTTTTGGTCTTAATTTTAACTATATTCTTTAACTCGTGATTACCTATATGTGAAATAAAATCTGATTTTTTATTTTTTGCTTGTTTCTGTAATTCATATGTATAATAGAGCATAGCAAAGTGATGCTTATTTGGTATATCATCCTTATCAATATCCTTAGGGTCAATTTGGTCTCCAAGCTGTATAACAAGTGTGTTTTCAGGTGCAATCCACACACCATATGCATCAATAACCATAGAGTCTTGAAGAATAGTTTGTAATCTTGGTATGTCCCCGTGCACATCTGCTATAATGATGATGTTTGAGGCATAGACCTGACATATTTGCAGTGCTAAGAATAACAAAACTTTCATTACACCTAATATACTTGCAAAATTCTTATATGTGGTAAGATGTAGAAAAGTACATATCTATACATTTTTTATATTACTTATTTTTGTTTTGAATAATGTTTTGAAACATGTGTATATGTACTTTTTCTATGCTAATATATAAAAAAATGAGCAATAACATATACCTTACATACATATCAAGATGACAGATTATATCATAAGTGAAGATTTGGAAGCAGGTGTTGACGAGTCTAATAGAGGCGGGCTTATCTATGATGTTGTAGCAGCTTGTGTGGTGCTTCCTCAGACATTTCCTGATGACAAATATATACAGATAAAGGATTCCAAAAAACTTTCTTCAAAGAAACGTGCAGAATTGTCAGCATATATTAAAGAAAATGCTATAACATATGGTATAGGCTCTGCAACAAATGAAGAAATAGATGCTACAAATATACTTGTAGCAACTATGAAAGCAATGAATAGGGCTATTAATGAAGCCTATAAGAAGCAGGCTTTTACAAAACTAAAAATAGATGGTCCTCATTTTAATGGCTATATACCACCAGGGGAAGATGCTGAACCACTTGAACACGAATGTGTAATAAAAGGTGATGCAAAATATCTTAGCATAGCAGCAGCATCCATTATTGCTAAACATCATCATGACACAATGTTCTTAAAACTAATTGATGAGAATCCTGAATTAGAAAAATATGACTTGAGACAGAATCAAGGATATGGAACAGCCAAACATTTAGCAGCAATCAAGAAATATGGCATAACAAGATTTCATAGAAAATCATTTGGACCTTGTAGCAGATGCACATGATTCTTCAATAAATTGGAATTCTTTTTTCATATCTGAAGAAGGCTTTTCAAGAATAATAATTGGTTGATGAGACAAACTGTCTGCAAAGTGTTGTAAAGAGTCTTGTGGTATATCTCCGTTAAATAATGTCTCGTGTGCATCAACATGTGAACCTTTTTCTCTTTTGCTGTTGTTAAAGTGTATGACAAGTACGTCTTTAGCATTTGATTCTTTTACAATTTTATAGTATTCATTAATATCATAACCAGTTGACCATATATGAGCAGTATCCAGACATATACCCATGTACTTCTTCTGACTTGCATCAAAGGTATTATAGAATTGGAGGAAATCACGTATATCTGTTAATAATTCTGTTCCAGCTCCAGCTGGAGTCTCTATGAGAAGCTTACATTTGAGTTTAAGTTCATGCATGTTGTCCACAATATATGATATGGCTTTGAACATATTCATAAGAGCAGCATCTGGTTTGCTGGATGTATATTTTCCAACATGCACTACAACAGCCATAGCACCTATCATATCTGCTGCTATCAACTCGTGCAATAGAAGCTTAATCCAATAACAATCAGACCATTCCATAGTTTTCTTGCCTTCTTTAGGTTCTTTGGCAAGATTGATAGTATAGGAAGCATGTATAACAAGTTTGAAATCATGTTGTATGCAATATTCCTGTATTTCTTTTGAAGCTTCTTGATAAGTTTGCATATTTGGTAAAGATGCACTTCTTGGATTTGATACAAAGAGTTGCAATGCATTTCCATTCTGTTTTTTTATAACATTCATTGTCTTAATCAAAGAACCTGATTCCTTATTGATGTGAGCACCTATGTATTGCATTTTCATCAATATGTCAAAAATAATCTTGTTCTTATATATATTCATTTTTTATTATTTGTCTGATACACATGAGGATTTATCATAGGATTTGGGCATATATGAATGAATAATATTATCATTATCCATAAAAGCCTCGCGCTGTAGTCTCTTTGAATATTTGAAGATAGCTCTTGAAATTCTCTCAGGTGCTAATAGTGTTGTAATGATAGTATGAATAGGGGCATCACCATATCTATAATAGAATATACCACCTGCTGCATCAATTTTATCAATAATCTGACATACATTTTCTTGTCTCCAAAAACTTGTTGAAGTTATGAAGAAATTGTTATAATACATCAAAGGCATTTCTGTGTCAAATTCAGTTGCAGTACATTCTTTCTCTTCTATGATACTTTGTACTTCTTTGAAACGCTCAAAATGCAATTTATTCTCACCATTAGCGTGCAATTTTGCTTTGATAAACATGCCAGTATTAAGCTTTTCCTTGTGCTCTGGAAGTATAGATTCAAACAATTCTTTCATACCATAATTACATATACCACAATCAACATGTACAAAATTAGACAAGTAAACAAGATTCTTATCTTCTGCTATCTTGAATAAATCATCTTTCAATGGTTCTTCAATGATACTGTCATCATCAAGTCGCATAACATAATCAAATCCTTCTGTATACTTTGCAAAGAATTTCTTTACCCAAAAATAGCACATCAATCTGTATTTCATATTGCGCCAGTAAGGGACTGGTTGCAAAGCAATGATTTTATCTACCTTATCTCTATTGATATTTGATGGGATTTCAAAATCCTCTTTAGCAACCTCTTTGAAAGATATGACATGTCTGTGTTCTTCTCTAATGCTTTTTTTGATTTCTTCCTGTGCCACAGCATCATAATCTCCTTCGTGTAAAATGATAATAGGATAGTTGTATCTCTTATTAAAATTTCGAAATAAAAAATACAAACAGGTTTTCAGATATATCTTACGTTCTATTGTATTTTGTGTTAAAATGAAAATACCACACTTAGCCATATCATCTAAATACAAATAATTCTTATATCGGCATTTCAATGGGCATTTTGGAGGGATATACTGTGTCAATTTTGGGAACATGACTATTTCTTTTAGGAATGTCAATTGGATCAATATAATCATTAGATATTGTACATTTATTCAATAATTTTGACATACTATCCATCTTGTTTTTATTTGATTCAGCCTCATTTTGAATGTCAGCATATGTTTGTTTTTCATCAAGTAATTTATTGATGCCATTGAAATAAAACATATTATATCTGATATATTCTGTCATATCTGCTGCTGTTAATGCTTTTTTGTAGTAAGCCATTGAATATAACACAAGCTGCATAGTCCCATTTTTATTAACTATAACAGGTAAAGATCCAAGAGATATAGCAGTTTGAGTATAAGCATATATATAAGGTACGCTATTGATTCTAACAACAATATTATTAGCACTAAATGTTAAAGCTAATAAGTTGACAGAGTCATTCACAAGTAGGTGTTTTTCAAGATTTGGAACAATGAATCTTTCTGTTCCAAAAATGACATCTATTTGAAAGTATTTATCATTTATTTCTATAAGTTTCATACAAATTACATTAGGAATATATGTATCTGCTACACTGGTATTACAAAGCATTTCAAATAAAATATTTGTCCCCTGTATTGAGTATAATTTTATCATAAATAGTAGAGAAAATTGCGAGAGTTCATATGGTGACTTGTCACTATTAGAGAAATACATGGCAATAGGACCAGTAAGTTGTATATTATGTAGATTGGCACCTTGTACATGACGTACTAATTTGTCAGTTTCAAATGTAACAGCATTGCCTAATGAAAAAAATGTACCTTTGTTGAAATCAGTCATCAAAACATTCTGCATACTAATTTTATCATCATACCAACGAAGTTCCTGGTTTTTTATCTTACTTGCATTATTGAATGTAGTTAGTATCATAAAGTTGTTCTCTTCCTTGGGTAATGTTAAAACTGTATGTATATCAACAGTCTGAGCATCCGTAGGTTCTTGTTGCACTTCTATAGATTCTGTCTGGAATGTTTCTTTTGTATATGGACCATTCAAGATTTGCCCGTATAAGATATATGCACTTAGAGTCAAAAAAAGACCTGATAAAAATGCTATCAAATAAATTATATCCATATTTATCAATACTCTACTAACTTTAACACAAAATAAAAATATCATGCAAAACAGCAATTAGTTTATGATTTTACCTACCGACAATATATTCTTTCATCATGTATATAATCAAAATAAAACATAAATTCTTTAACATTTCTTTTCGGTAGTTGATATAAGAGTGGAATATGATATGGGTTCTTATTTTGTTTTTATTGACATACATAATATGGATAAAATTATACATGATATTCGTTATCAATTCAGTCAGTAGAAAAAGTGCACAACAAGTATATCATGAAGCAAAATCTGGAGATATTATTTTATGTAAACAAAAACATCTGTCATATATATATAATAATATAGCGAATTTTTCACATAGTGCTATTATCATTGTACATCCTGATACAAACAAAAAATATGTGGTAGAAATATTTCGTAATAAAGACAAAGATCTAAATGATATAAAAATAGTATCATTGCGTGATAAAATACGTGAATACTCTGGAGACCTTTTTCATCTGCGATTAAAGAAAACAGTAGATACTACAATTGTGCAACAATTTCTTGACAAGTTGCCATTGTATGTAAAAAAATATACCTTCAATCATGATATAGAAAAATATGTAATGACATGTTTTGCACAAAGATTATATATGAGATGGTTTTCACATGAAAATAATACAAAACTCGTGTGTACTGAATTTGTGGGACTTATCATGAAAGATTTGGGTGTTGTAAGTGAATCATTTGACAACCAGTGTTTATTATCAGGGGATTTCAGGTTTATAACAGATAATGGTATTAAACTTTATGATGACATATCATACATATACCCTAGATGAAAAAATATATAAAGAATTGCTGGTATAATTTATACATAAAGATGCCAAAAACAGATGATGCCTCCGAAGTAATTAAGAATATTGATTTTGATGAAGGAAGTAAAAAGAAGAAAACTACAAAGCTTGATGACCCTATTGATGAAGAGGATTCTTTTGATACAAGTGAAGACGAAGAAGAAGAGGATGAAGATGATGAAGAGGATGAAGAGGATGAAGATGATGAAGAGGATGCTCAAGAGGGGCTTACAGATGTAGGACTTTACAATGTCCTTGGTAGCTTTTTGATGGACGAAGAAGGAAATAGCATTGGTGTTTCTCTTTCCAATATTGCAAAAGAACTAGGTAAATTGAATCATAGTATTAAGAAATATACCAAGTCATCGTAATTTAATGAGGATTATTTTTATGTTATTATAAATAAGAAATGGAAGAACCTATGAAACTAAAGGATGATATTGATTTAATCAACGTTTTTTCTTCTGATTTTTATAATAAAACAAACTTAATAACCAATAAAATCAGTGAAACCATACAAAAAACAGAGAGAGTTATTCAAGATGAAAAGCAAAACAATATATATTTAAGCAACCTTGAAAAGAAGGTAACAGATATAGAATTAAATAATGTGAAAGAGACCTTGCAAACTTATCAGAAAACTTTGGATGATAAACAAATAGAATGTAATTCTTTGCTACAAGACAATAGCAAAAAAATATCCCAAGTTTCTAATATCATAAGAAACAACAAAAACCTGATTGATGATATTTATTCACTCATGAATAATTTGGATACAAAGGTTTCAAATCTTAATAAATATGCTTAAATGTATGATTCCCACTTACTTTTGTCAAGTTTACAATTTTTATTTTTGTTCTTTATATAGAGTCCATATTGACCTATATGCAGTTCTGTTCCATCTTCCAATTTTTTTGGTAGAGACTTCAAGAATTTGATATCTTTTTCTTGTAATCCTTCTACAGCTATATTCTTCCATTTCAAATAAGACTCAATATTTGTATATTTTTTGGTACTTGCATGATAATAACAATACCCATATTTAGTCTTCACAATACCTGATGCAAATGTTTTAGCTGGTTTTGACGACACTATTGTAGTATGTTCGTTCATTTTCACAACAGGTGCTAGATAATCATTGTAGAAACCATCCAATAGTTGCTTTTTACTCATTTCTTTCTGACAAATTTTATCAAGACTGTCTTCCATAGTGGCAGTAAAATGAATATCAAGTAAGAATGGGACAATTGTCTCAAGATATGTTATAATTTTGATACCTAATTCAGTTGGTACTAACAAATCTTTCTGTTTACCACCTACTGCTATTTTGTCTGCCAATTCTTGTATACCTGTTTTTGTTTTGATGATATGTTTGATAGGGATATCTTGTTGTGGATTTTGTCCTTTACATACATATTTTTTGGAAAGCAATTTATCTACTATAGATGCATATGTAGATGGTCTACCTATCCCTTCCTTTTCAAGTGCTTTTATTAGTTGAATCTCGTTGTATAGTGATGGTGGAGTATCTATACTGCCTTTGCATTGAAAATCCTTTATCTTCATAGAGCTCATAGATGTGTTAAATTCATCAGGGCTTGTATCAATTTGTATACCATAAACTATTAGATATCCTTGCGACATAAGAATAGGTTTTTTATGAATAAATGTATAATCTATACCTGGGTATTTCAAACTCACACTTATATTTAGATATTCTGCATTTACCATCTGGCACGCTATAGTTCTCTTCCAAATCATGTCATAGAGCCTATTATGGTCACCTGAAAGGTTGCAAGAAGGTATATTCGCATTCACATTTGTAATACGAATGGCTTCATGAGCTTCTTGTGCATTAGCAATTTTGTTTTTATACGACCTGAATTTTGCATAATTTGCACCATATTTTTCATTTACATATGATAGAATATTCTTTTTGAACGCATCTGATATGTGCGTAGAATCTGTGCGCATATATGTAATCAGACCATTTTCATATAGTTGTTGAGCAAGTAGCATAGTTTTTTTGGAACTAAATCTCAACTTATTGTAAGCATCTTGTTGCATACTTGTGGTGGTATATGGAGCAGACGGACTTTCATGTGAAACAGACTCTGTGAATGTCATAGAATAGTTTTTGTCAAATGTACAATGTTGCAATATAGAATAAAGTAATTGTTTGTCAGTTGTTTTGAATACATCATTAGAACTATTATGTAATTTGAACTCTATATTATTGGGAGCAAATGTAGCAATAAGCACCCAATATGGGGTTGCTTCATTAGCCTGTATTTTGCTTAACATTTTAATGCACATAAGAAGCGCAACCGACTGCACTCTACCAACACTCAGTGTGTTGTCAGATAAATTGTTCCACAGAATAGGAGATAATTTGTATCCTACCAATCTGTCTACAAATCTACGAGATTCTTGTGCATCTACTATATCTTGATTGATTTCTTCAGGATTTGTCAGAGATTCTGTTATTGCTCTCTTGGTAATTTCATGGAATCTTATGCGATGTACTGGAACAGAAATAAGAGATTTGATAGCATTATAAATATGCATAGCTATAGCTTCACCTTCCATATCAGGGTCTGATGCAATATATATACAACTTGCATCCTTTGCATGTTTCCTTATATTTGCTATGATTTTAGAATTAGTGTCAATATATTTGCCTTTCCATGTAACAGTATCTATTCCCAACTCATTGACAGGCAAATTGTTAATATGACCAAGTGAACAAATGACATCGTACTTATTATCTAAGTATTTTGATATTGTCTTTGTCTTTGTATAGCTTTCAACAATAATCAGTGGTTTCATGATGAATAGATGAATGCTTTTATTTAAGTTTCATTTTTTTGTTTTTGTTGAGTAGATAATATGTTGTCTTCCTGATAATCTCAACTGCACTAGGGTGAAAAACACTCTCAATGTGTTGCAAGCATAGGAACGTCTGTATACAAACACTATTATTAACCATAAATAGTACATATACATACTTTAGCAGACATTTGTTAAACTTGATTATAGTAAAAGGTATTGAAACCGTATATGTACTTTTTTGAATAATTCTGGAAAAGCAAGAATACTGTCAAATGCTAACATTTAGATTGATATAATATACATTATAATATGCAAAAAATTTATACAAGCTTTTTAATTGCTCATTTAGACCAGCAATCTGAAGCACTAAATTATTTTTCTTCATTATTTGTTTACCTAACTCTGTTTTTAGTGCATTTGTGGATTGCAATTTTGCACCTGAGTTTTTAATCATTATCCGAATGTTATGTATTTCAATAATAGTAAGAAAAATAAAAGATAAATGCAAAATAATACTATGCAATGTTATGCGAGACCTTTGCCTTTGCATACTCTTTCATAATAATTTCTGCTGTATCAACTGGTAAAATTTCATATTTAGTTGCATAGAACTCAGGTCCAGTTCTTGATTCTCTATTTACTAAAGTGCGCAATGGATACAAATCTTTCAATTCAAATCTGACAACTTGTGTCTTGCCATCATGTGTTTCCAATACAAAGAATATAGATGATACTAATTTTTTCTTTATTGCAACAGTATAATAGCTATTGGGGTATGTAAAGGTTGCATTAACAGTATCAGAAGGTATGACTTGAGAATTGCTTGTTCCTTCAAAAGCAACATCTGCACAAGGAAATGGAAGACCTGTTCCAGAATATGAACCCATTCTATCAATTGGATTTGCAGCAATCAACAAGACATTGCTATATAATCCCCTGTTTTTAATAGTACCAGTTATTTTGATATGAGAACAGTTTTCAAGGATTTGCACATTACATCTTATAAACTCATTATTGAACTCCATAATATTCTCTATATATTATATGTAAAAAAAATAGTTTGAATTAGTATTGACGTCCATCTCCTAATCCATCAGGATTCACTTCTTGACGACTACAGCCAACTGTATCACATCGTACAACATATCTCTCTGGTAGCATAGTATCTTTCTGTGTGCATGGTCCACATTTTGCTAATGCTTCAGCATCTGTCTTGTATTTTTGCATGAGAGATTCTGCATTGCTTTGAAGAAACATACGTGATTCATAGCTTGATTTGGGCATATTTTGAGATTCAAGGTGTTGAATAAGTTCAGCATTTGTCATACACTTTGGTCTATAATCTGTGAATACTCTGCCATCATTCATTCTCATAGGACACATTTGTTGTTGAGATGCATTGCAACAACTCATTCTTATTCTAATGTTAGATTAGATAAAATTCTATCAATCAATACATTTTTTGTTCCTTCAGTTGATAATTGCATAGAAGCGCTAATCTCTTTTAATTTGTCCAAATTCAACTTTGACAATTTTTTGTGATTATAGGGAACAGATAGTGGTACACCACTAACTGCATCTGACACCACAGATTCTATATCATTAGAATCGTCAATGTGTTGAATCATTGTTGTAGGAATTTGATGATCTTGTTTATCTACTTGTTGCTGCATTTGCATAGGTTGTACAACTATTTTTTGAAAAGTTTGTGTTGCATGTATAACAGGTTTTGTCTCAGTGCTTTCAGCAATAATATTTTGTACTATATCAGAAGTTTCTTCTATGATCACACACTTATCATCATTACATGTTATTTTTGTAGTATTTGGTTTTTCCATAGCAGCAACAGAACAAGTATCTGGCATCATAATGTCTGAACTAAATATTTTATTCATAATAATATCAGCATCATATGTCTCTTCGCCACCTCCGTATAATAACTCTTTAAGTTCTTTGGTTTCTTTTTTCATATGACTCACTTTCTTTTCAAGAATTCTGTTGTAAGATTCAAGTGAACTTATTCTTCTCCATACATACAAGCCTGTTAGAAGCAACAAGATAATAAAAAGTGCAAATATTATGAATGACGTGTCCATAAAGAACATCTCTATCTACTATTTAACTCTTGATATATTTTGTTTTTCATATTTATCGCACTTTGTATAACAGATTCTGGAAATTCTTTTGAGGATAACAATTCAATTGCTATACATTGATGCGAATACCCGCTTTTAATAGTATATGGAAAATGAAATCCTTTTTCTTGTGGAATAGCTTCAACACATAGGTTTATAAACTTATCAGGGTAGGTTTCAGCTAAAGATATTAATTTGTGAAAATGAGTGGTTATTATAATGTTGGCTCCTTGTAAATTTCCTATATATTCTGCTACTGCAAATGCAGTTGACATGCCCTCTGTAGGAGGAGTGGAGTGCATTGGTTCATCCATTAAAAAGAGAGCTTTCTTATTTTTTTGTGACAATTCCAAAGCTTTTTTCATCATCTTTGAACAGTATTCTGCTTCAACTTCAAAGTATGACTTTGCACCCAATACATCAGATATTCTCATAAATGATGATATACTATCATACAAAATTATGTCAGCTTTATTTGCATAACAAATACCAAACGTATGTGCCAAAATAATATTAGACAAAATAGACTTTACATATGTAGTTTTTCCAGCAGCATTTGGACCAGTTATGACAATGTTCTTTGATAGATTTACTGGATTGGGTGTTTGTTTATTATGTAAAAGAGGATTCTTCATATTCCATATCTTTATATTTTGACATTCATAATTAGCGTTACACCATTGAAGTTCAGATATAGAATGAATTACATCAATGGCATATATAGTATGTAATAATGTTGATATATTTTCTTTAATATATGGGTCTTTCCAGATTTTGTAAATGTTAGTCATATTATCTGACAAATCCATCTGTCCAATAGATCCTTCGTTGCAAATGAAATGACTTGTTATTTCAACAGGGAATGAATTGATAATATCAATAGCACTCTTCAAAAATATATTCAAGTTTGATATTTTTTTGTACAAGGTATCTCTGACAGAATGAAGTAAATAACTATATTCAAGTGTCTGATATATATTGTATACAAATATGAATATATAAAATGCAATTGTTATGAATTTCGCCAAAAATGCCTTGATACCTCCTGAAAATGTTATGAATAACTTGAAAATATTGTAGAGCATTGATAAATATGATGATATAGATAAGTTGATATGTAAGAATTTGCGAACATAATATAATGGTGCAAGCAATGTAATAATTGGATACATCAATACAGTAAGCGGTGTTAAGTAAATTTTATAAATTTGGTAAAATTCCAATAGAGGATTAATATAGTTGATATAGGAAATGATAAAGGTAGATGGAAAAAGTGCGTATATTAGATTATTACCTTGTATCTCATCATTTAGTTTATAAATCCATAATACATCATCTTCATAATCTTGTAATTTATCTAAGTCTATATCATTTTTTGAACGCATGATAGTATATGCATTTTGTCTATCTGAAAGCATATGAGGATTGTTTATAGGATTATGAACCAGTCTTTTAATGAGTAATTTGCTACCTTCAAGTTTGGGAAGAACACATGACCATCTATCAATTCCTGTGTCTTTATATACATCAGGTGATATGTCAATTGAATCATGAAGTTTAATAGAATTTATAATGTTGTTCAATATGACACTCTTCTTGGCATCAGTAAAATCTAACAATTCTTGTAGTTCTTTTGTTTCATTTGATTCTTCAGATTCAAATATCTTCATCATATTATGACTTACCATAATAATATTCTTTATTTATTCGCATGATTGACAAGTATATAAAAAATGATTATGTATGCTAATAAATAATATATCAACAATGATTACAATCCAATACCAAGGAAAGTTGTTTAATATTGAACAAGAACCTTTTGAAGCAATGGAAGACTCTTACAAACGTGGTTGGTATATAGTCAAAAATTATGATAAATTTGTATATGAAGAGATATATTCATTATCTATCATAATGCTAAATAAAAATAAAGGAATGGGTTATTGAGGAATATGCATCAGGTCTTGAGCTTCATCACCACCCATCTTCTTAGCTTTTCTCCTGCCTCCATGTAGATTTGAGAATGGAAAATCAATAATTGGTGCTGTTTCAAAAGCACCTCCTTTTTTGCTTCTTGACTTTCTTACCTTTCCTGAGCCTGTTTGATACTTCTCATGTGGACCAGATTGCTCAGGTAGCACAGGTGGCATAGGTAGCACAGGTAGCACAGGTTGCGCAGGTGGCATAGGTTGCGCAGGTGGCATAGGTTGCGCAGGTGGCATAGGTTGCACAGGTGGTGGCACAGGTGACACAGGTTGTTCAAATGGCTGCATATACAGTTTGTGTGCTTGAGCTTGAAGCATTTTTTCTTCATCAGTAGTTGCAGTAGGCATTACACCATTTTCCCCTCCTTTTTTTCCTTTGCGTTTTTGTGTCTTGCCTCCTAACAATAAGAAATGTTCTAAAAAAGCATCAGTTGCATGCATATCTTGTAAGTTTTGTGGTTCACCGCCTTGGTATTTGCTCTTTTTGCCTTTGGTAGATGTGCCTCCAATTAATGAGTCTGAACATTTTTCCACATCACCTCCTTTTTGTGTCTTCCTTTTCTGAGCACCTCCTCTTGTAGATGTAGAGACATCTTGAACAACCATATCATTCAATTTTGGCATTTCCATAAAGTTCATTGCACCGCCTCCAGATTTTTTGTTTTGTCTTCCTCCAGACATATCTGTAATGGCATTAATAGCATTCTGCATGTTAGCATCTTGAGAAGACATTTCAAATGGTTGCATATCAGAACCTCCTTGTTTTCTTCCTCTTCTCATTTGTTTTACAGGGCTATTTGAACGCTTTGATTTGCGACCTTTCTTTGCTCCTCCACCACTGTTCATACCATTCTGTATATCAGCCATTTGTAATGGTTGCATGTTAGCATCTTGAGAAGACATTTCAAATGGTTGCATATCAGAACCTCCTTGTTTTCTTCCTCTTCTCATTCGTTTTGCAGGACTCTTTGAACGCTTTGGGCTATTTGAACGCTTGGATTTGCGACCTTTCTTTGCTCCTCCACTACTGTTCATACCATTCTGTATATCAGCCATTTGTAATGGTTGCATGTTAGCATCTTGAGAAGACATTTCAAATGGTTGCATATCAGAACCTCCTTGTTTTCTTCCTCTTCTCATTCGTTTTACAGGACTCTTTGAACGCTTGGGGCTATTTGAACGCTTGGATTTGCGACCTTTGTTTGCTCCTCCACTACTGTTCATACCATTCTGTATGTTAGCATCTTGGGTAGACATTCCAAACGGTTCCATATCAGCACCTCCTTGTTTTCTTCCTCTTCTGAAGGCTTTATTTTCTTTATTTCCTAATTTATTAAGTTTAGGATCAACAGCTGCATATGCTCCTATATTCATTAATGAAACCAAGAATGGTGAAAGTTCCACAACACCCAAATCAACAAACCCGCCTTTCTTTGCTGATTTCTTAGCTTCTTTATTTGTTTTTTTCTTTGTTTTACCTCCGGTTTGTTGCTGATTTCCAAGAACATTATCAACAAAACTATTCAAATATGATGAATCGCCTCCAGATTTTTCCATATCTATTATATATAGAATACTTTTTATTTTCTGAAATAAGAAACCAAAAATACTGCTGCTATTGTTGCAAGGAAATTCAAAAATATAAATAATATAACAAATGGTATAATATAATACAGCAAATAAACTAAAATAGGTTTGATTATTTCTGTACGAATGTCAGATTTTAATATCTCATCTTTTATGAATCCTATCATTAAATTGATGATTGTTGATGAATCCTTACTCTTCTTTGGTTTTTCAGAAGTCTCATTCGTCTGCGTCTCCATATATGATTCTATATCTTACTAAATAACAGAAAAAATACATGAATAAAAATACGTGTTTTTTAAAGCCAGAGTTGCGGAAAAACTTTTATCTCTCTAGAGCTCAACAACCAATAATTGGACATATTGTTGATGCTAAAATAAAGAAAATAACCAAACTTAATAATGACAAAGGCTACATATTATCTGTACATATCAATGATTGTGATAAAACATTGTTTGATAATATAGATGAAAATGCTCTACAAATGTTAATAGACAATAATAAAACATGGTTTGATAATAACTTATCTACTCATGATATAACTGAAATGTTCAAAAATTCTGTATGTGAGCACACCAATACAATGAGCATTATAATAAATGATAATACAAAAATATATATCAATAATAATTCATATGATGCTGTAGAACTTCTAACACACGATATGACATACTTTCGCAAATGTATGTTAAATATTAGGGTACAACATGCGGGACTTTACATATATTCTAAACAGACATTTAACAGATGGTATGCTAATTCAATAAATATATATGATGAAGATACTGACATTGAAGAAAAGGAGAATATAGAGGAATCATGGGGTAGTTTGGTAGAAGAATCTGATAATGTCTTAAAAAACAGAATTACATCTCTGGAAAACACCAGAAGCAAAATTAAAAACCTTTATTTAGATATTTGCAAAAATAACAGTTCAAAAGAATGGGAATGCAAAATTAAGGAATTAAAGAATTTGATCCAAAATATTATATTTTAATGATAATAGATAGAGAATATAAAGATATGGCTGAAGCAAACAATACTGTAGTTATATCATTTTCAATTGCAATGTTTTTACTCCTTATACTATTACTTATTGTTACCTATAACTCTAAATGTCAGATGGATAATGTGGAGAAATTCTATGGTCAAAATACGCCTACGTATGCACCAGTTAGTAATATTTCGGCACAACTTCAACATAACAATAAAGTAAATGCATCTGACCCACAAGGAGATGAGGTGTATCGCCCAGTTGATCAACAGACCCCGGGCGATAGCCCTCCTGTTTTGGATACACAGTTGCAAGGACAATGTGCAACTAGAGATAGGTTAACTTCTGCTGATTTGCTTCCTCTTGATGCCAATTCTAAGTGGGCTGAATTGAATCCTCAATGTGCAGGAGATGTCCAAGATCAGAATTATCTAACAGCTGGATATCATATAGGAGTCAATACTGTTGGACAATCAAGACGCAATGCTAATTTGCAATTGAGATATGAACCACCCAATCCTCAGATTCCAGTTTCTCCTTGGCAAATCAGTACTATTGAGCCTGATAGTAGAAGCCATGGGCTCATGGATATTGGTAGCTCACCAATGTTCTAAATAATAGTGGATTGTTTGTATGAAGATGTAAAATGACTCATAAATATTTATTTTTTATTGTGTATTATTATGAAACATAAAACACAAACACTATACAGCCGTGAAGTTTAAGTATAAACATACAGTCTTATCATATTTGCATTGCTAAAGAAACAAAAGTCTATACTGTTTCAAATCTTCAAGGATGTAAACGCAGTACTTAAAGCTTTTATTCATGATATATGTAATATGATTAATATTGATCTTTGTCAAGATTTATTATTAACTTCTTTAACTGAATATTACAATAGTAATCCACAAAATAAACAGATATTAAAAGATATAATAGAAGGTAAGCATAAATTGTCATTAAGATTGATTGATTGGTTGGTAACACATTATGCGAAGACACATAACACGTTTTATTGGATTCATAAGAACACAGAAAAAATATATGAATTTTATCCAGAACATATAAATGATTCTAATGAGTGCAAACAATTGAAAAAAATCAATGTGTATTTAGACTATCGTGCACAGCTAAAATCATATGCAAAAATAAATTTTGATTCATTCAGAAGACACAACAGAATTACATTTTTCTTAAACATTGATACTATGGATTGCATTGAAACAACAGTAGGTCAATTAAATTTTTTTAGATGGGCTTTCAGTAATAATATTATTTATTTTGCTCTACATAACTATGATAAGATTTATCAAGACATGATACAAAACAATTTATACATGAAACAGAAACAAGATAAACAACAACAAGCAAATATACAAGATATAACAAAAACAATGTGTATCTTACGTTTTGATTAAAATATCAAATATTTGAAGATCTTAAAATGTTAATTTGACTTGCGAGTTCATCATTTTTTTTTGATAATTGTTTTATTGCTTCTACCAAAACAGGTATCATTCTATCGTATTGAATTGTTAGATATTCATTATTTATATTATTATCAAAAGGTGCATTTGTAACTATTTCTGGTAGAACTTTTTGCACTTGTTGAGCACTCAGACCAATATGTATGTTGCTTGTTTCAAAACCAAAAGAACCAGCAATATCATTCAGTTGATATTTGAATGCTTGTAATGAATTTATTATGTCTAAGGCATTATCAATTTTGCTTGTCACAGTTTTAAGGCGTTCATCAGATACAGCAGCTATAACATTATTTGTCACATATAATGTACCTGTTATAAATGTATTTCCATTAACATTCAATTTATATGCATTGTACACACTTGTTCCTATACCAACACTATTATTAGGTATATCATAGTATATACCATCAATAGTTTGATTCCATATAGATATATTTGTCAATCTAGTACTTATAATATTGGATGTCTCCAGTATAGTATTTCCAAGTTCATTGGATGTGTTATTAATGTAGTTAGATATTGAAATGTCTGAAATGTTCAATCCTGACAAGCCTGTTATAAATTCACTAATAATGTTGGATGTGTGTTGTAGTGTGTTGGCAAGCTCATTGGAAGTGTTGTCAATATAGTTTGACATGTATATATCTGTATTAGTGATACATTGACTAATGATATTAGATGTGTGTTGTAGTGTATTAGCAAGCTCATTGGAAGTGTTGTCAACATAGTTTGACATGTATATATCTGTGTTAGTGACATGAGTACTGATGATATTGGATGTCTCTAGTATAGTATTTCCAAGCTCATTGGAAGTGTTGTCAACATAGTTTGACATGTATATATCTGTATTAGTGACGTGAGTACTGATGATGTTGGATGTGGTCTGTAAAGTGTCAGCAAGCTCATTGGAAGTGTTGTTAACATAGTTTGATATGTATATATCTGTATTAGTGATACGTTGACTAATGATGTTGGATGTGGTCTGTAAAGTGTCAGCAAGCTCATTGGAAGTATTGTCAACATAGTTTGACATGTATATATCTGTATTAGTGACGTGAGTACTGATGATGTTGGATGTGGTCTGTAAAGTGTTGGCAAGCTCATTAGAAGTGTTGTTAACATAGTTTGATATGTATATATCTGTATTAGTGATACGTTGACTAATGATGTTGGATGTGGTCTGTAAAGTGTCAGCAAGCTCATTGGAAGTATTGTCAACATAGTTTGACATGTATATATCTGTATTAGTGACGTGAGTACTAATGATTTTGGATGTGGTCTGTAAAGTGTCAGCAAGCTCATTGGAAGTATTGTCAACATAGTTTGACATGTATATATCTGTGTTAGTGACGTGAGTACTAATGATATTGGATGTGTGTTGTAATGTATTGGCAAGCTCATTGGAAGTGTTGTTAACGTAATTAGACACGCGTATATCTGTATTAGTGATACGTTGACTAATGATATTGGATGTGTGTTGTAATGTATTGGCAAGCTCATTGGAAGTGTTGTTAACATAGTTTGACATATATATATCTGTATTAGTGATACGTTGACTAATGATATTGGATGTGGACTGTAAAGTGTTGGCAAGCTCATTGGAAGTGTTGTCAACATAGTTTGACATATATATATCTGTATTAGTGATACGTTGACTAATGATATTGGATGTGGACTGTAAAGTGTTGGCAAGCTCATTGGAAGTGTTGTTAACGTAATTAGACACGCGTATATCTGTATTAGTGATACGTTGACTAATGATATTGGATGTGTGTTGTAATGTATTGGCAAGCTCATTGGAAGTGTTGTTAACGTAATTAGACACGCGTATATCTGTATTAGTGATACGTTGACTAATGATATTGGATGTGTGTTGTAATGTATTGGCAAGCTCATTGGAAGTGTTGTTAACGTAATTAGACACGCGTATATCTGTATTAGTGATACGTTGACTAATGATGTTGGATGTGTGTTGTAGTGTATTAGCAAGCTCATTGGAAGTGTTGTTAACGTAATTAGACACGCGTATATCTGTATTAGTGATACGTTGACTAATGATATTGGATGTGTGTTGTAATGTATTGGCAAGCTCATTGGAAGTGTTGTTAACGT